ACCCCCGTGAACAGCAAGAAAAACATATGGCGCGATAACGCTTGATTTGACTAACTCTAAAAATGTGCTATACTTCTTTCGTAGATGACCAAACTCAAGGAGTGAGAAATGGCACTTAATGTGAAGGAACTCTCCATGGATGCTCAGTTGGCTCTGTTGGAAAAACTGCTGCCGGTAAAGTACTTTGAGCCACTGGCCAAGCAGATCAAGGATGGCTACATCAAGGTGGAAACCAAGTTCTACAACCTTGCGTTCCACTATGGGAGCGGGCAAGTGATTGCCACCAACTTGCCGTTGTCCACCCCGTCGCTGCAATCAATTGCGCCGGACAGCCCACAACTGGCGGCAACGAAAAAGGTCATGCTGGCCCTGTACGGAGAACTGGCGGCTGAAATCTCGGCCTTGCCATCTGTCGACACCAAGGATGTGACGGATGCTTCCGTGGCAAGCCTTCAGGCCGCGAAACAGGCTCTTTCCAAGGTTGAATTGCCCCTGGATAAAGAAATACATGCTGCGATGGCACAGCAGGCAAGTAAGCTGAAAGCTCCTAGCCTTAGCTCCATAGTGGGAAACTTTTCGGAAGCGCTTGGTGCACCCCCGCCAACATCGCCGGGGCCACAGACTTTTACCGTGCCACCTACGCCCAAGACGGCCACCAAACCTAAGATCAAGCCGGGTGGTCCCCCGGTGGTGCGGTTGCGTGAAGCCACTCAGATTGGCCAGCAAGTCCGTGGTACGTCGCCGGAAGCCAAGTACTACGTGATCGCCCGGAGCGATCTGGTCAAGGTGGCGATGCGCAACCGCTACCACACCCATGGCCAAATCAGCTTCCGGGTGGAGTTCTCCGGAGTCGTCGGCAGCACCCTTATTAACCACATGAAGAACCTTGGGCTGGGGGTCGGCAAGAATGATGAGGGGGCCTATATGTCCATGCATGTGGGCACCACCAACCAGAACGGGGATACGGTCTCTCTTGGCAAGATCGTGGGCTCCTTCCTGATGGGGTTGGGGGTTGAATACGACCAGATGATCATCAACGTCAACGATATTCCGGAGGACAAATGAAAGCGACTGGAAATGTGGGTAAGGGACTGATCGAACGCTTCAAGGGGCTGGCCATCGGCCAATCGTGTACCTTCCCGACTGTCCTGCCGGGGATCGATGCGGAAGCCTCTCAAGCGATCCTGCGTGAATCCACGTGGAATGCCACCACCGAAAAAGGTTATTGGGAGTTCGCCCTGTACTGGAAGGGCATCCATGTGGCCGACGTGATCGCGGAAGTGGTGGAGGGTGAACTCTTATTGGAGGTGCTGGCATGACGACGAAAGAATCCCTGTTGTACTCCGTGGCGGACACCATCCAAGTCCCCCTGGTCCCCTTCATCGGGGGCTATCTCGGCAAGGCCAAGCAAGCCGTCAAGGTGGGGCCGTGGATGCTACACTACGAGCCCACCGCCCTGTCGGATGTCATCCAACCCGACTACGCCACGTTCTTCGTCCACGTGAACAAGGACCTGTGGCTGTACATCGAAGCATCGGATACCGGCATGCTGCTGCATGTGGTCAATGGCGGGCTGGTGGGTCTGAACCAATCCACCTTGAAGACGTTCGGGACCGGCAAGCTGGGCGAGACCATGAAGAAGCTGGAAAAGGGTATCGTATCCACCTACAAGTTTTCTGAATCCAAACAGAAGTGGGAGAGCCTGAATTGAGCAAACTCAAAATATGGACGAAGGACTCCTTGCAAAAGGTGATGAAGGCCATTGCGCCCGTCACCAAGCGGTCCCCTGAACTGGAAATCGAAGTGTTGGGTGGGGAAACCATTCCCTACGCCCACGGGGACAGCATCATCTTTTGCTTGGGGGACCTTTGCAAGCCGTTCCTCCAAGAGATCAAGGCCCTCCCCAAGAACCGCACCACGGCCAGCCTGCGCAACCAGTTGTGGAAGCTGCCGGAAACCGACTGCCAACTGATGTTCTCCTACGGGGCAGGCATCGGAGACATCGACTATGCCAAGCACATCGACCTGCTGTGCGACACCGGCATGGCCATGCGCTATGCCCTGACGGGTTCGCTGGCTGCGAAGATGGGCAACTACCGCTACGTCCCCGACTTCGCGGAGACCATCGCGGCCATCGACAAGATGTACGACAAAACCAACAAGCCGGTCCCCGTGGAACTGGACTTGGAAACCATCGGCATGGACCCGTATGCCCTGCCTACCGCCGACCATCCCGGCGCCCGCATCGTGTCCATCCAGTTGACTTACGACGACGGCATGGCGGATGTGGTGTACTTCCACTCCCGTGAGGATGAAGAAAAACGGTTGGGCGACTTCCAATTCATGTTGGACCTGTCGCATATCCTGAACTCCCCCAAGATTTCCTTGGGCGGCGCCAACCTGAAATTCGACCTCCACTGGATCGCCCGACGTGCCAAGCTGAAGTGCAGCAACTTCAAGTTCGACACCACGTTGGTGGGCTCCATGCTGGATGAAAACCGCTCCAATGGCCTGGACGTGCACGCCAAGATTTATGTTCCGGCACTTGGAGGATACTCGGATCAATTCGACCTGAGCGTGGACAAATCCCGCATGGACCTTGTGCCCCCGGAAAAGCTGTTGCCCTACGCGGGCGGGGACACCGACGCTTGCCACCAAGTCCGCAAGGCCATGACGGCGGAACTGCTGGCCGACCCCGCAGCCACCGCCTTCTACGTCAACATCCTGCATCCCGCTGCCCGCGCCTTTGAAGAGGTGGAGCAGGGCGGGGTGCTGGTGGACATGGACGCCTACAAGGAGTTGGAAGCCGACCTGTTGTCCGACATGACCACCCACGTCAAGAAGGCCAAGGCCATGATGGGTGGGCGCCTGTGCATCAAGCACCATGACCCCAAACAGGAACTCGGCCTGAACCTGACGAAAGCCTCCCTGCTGAAAGACTTCATGTTCTCCCCCATGGGCCTGAACTTGAAGCCCAAGATGATGACGGAGAAATCGGGTGAGCCATCCACGGCCATGGAGCACCTGTTGATGTTTGAAGATGACCCTGCCGCCAAGGAGTTCGTGAGCATCATCAAGGCGTATGCCAGTGCCAGTAAGACCATGAGCACCTACGTGCGGGGCTTTCAAAAGCACATCCGTTCAGACGGCAAGTTCCACCCCTCCTACTGGTTCTTTGTCGGCAAGAAGGATGAGGACGAGGGGGGCACGAACACAGGGCGGTTGTCATGCAAGGACCCGGCATTCCAGACCATTCCCAAACATACGGCATGGGGCAAGCGCATCCGCCGCTGCTTCCCGGCGCCCCCTGGCTACGTGGTGTGTGAGCGCGACTACTCCCAAGGGGAATTGAAGGTCATCGCCTGTGTGGCCAACGAAGAGAACATGATCCAAGCCTATCTACAGGACATGGACCTCCATTCGCTGACTGCCGGGCCGTTCCGGGGCTACGAGTACGAAGACATGATGGCCATGAAAGCCATGGAGGACACCAATCCAGAACTGTTCCACCTGTTTGAAGAGATTCGCCAGCTTGGCAAGGCAGGTAATTTCGGCTTGATCTATGGCATGGGTGCAGATGGCTTCTACGACTACGCAATCAACAACTACGGGGTCAAGAATTTCTTCAGGTCTGATGCGGACAAATTCAGGACTGGATTCTTCCTGCGCTACCCGCAACTACCTGACTACCACGACGAGTACAAGAAGTTTGCTCGCAAGAATGGGTTCGTGCGCTCGCCGCTGGGACGTGTGCGCCACCTCCCGCTGATCAACTCCCCCATGCAAGACATCCGGGCCAAGGCGGAACGTCAAGCCATCAACGCGCCGATCCAAGGAACGCTGTCCGATATGCTGCTGTGGTCCGCCGCCATCGCCCAAGCCAATGGCTGGACGGAGGTGTGCCCGGCCTTCGGCGCCATCCATGACGCCCTCTACAACTACATACCTGAGGACAACGTGGAAATGTATGTAAAGCGGGAACTGGACAGCATGCAAAACCTTCCCTTCCACAAAGTGGGCTGGAAACCACGTCTTGTCTTCACCGCTGACGCGAAGATCGGCAAGAACATGGCCGACCTGAAAAAACTCAAACTTGCTGCATAAGGAGAACACCATGAAGGTTGCCGTTGAATATATGAAACACCAAAAAATCCGCAATCATGAATTCGGACGAGTCCCAAACATGGGCGAACAGATTGAAGTAGAGGATCGAGTCTGGACTGTCCGTACAGTGATTCACATCGCTGATACTGGTCAAGGGGAGCCCGTGGCTTACTTGCGAGTGGAGGACTGATGGGACATATAGCTCAACAAATCGTTACCGGCATGACGAAAGGGGAGTTCATTATCTTCACACCTGAGGGAGCGGAAGACTATAGAGTTGGGGTTCAGGAAGTGAAAATTGAAAACCTGTCTGACCCCAATAACCCAACCGTGATGTGGGTGAAACTCCATGATGGCAGGAAAGTCCGGATACTGCTGCCCGCCCCTATTGTCAAACCTTACTCCGTGTACTAGTTCAGAAGTCTGCGCAATTGATTGCACAAACTCTTTGACAAACCACTTGGGCAGTGTTAAACTGTCCTTGTGGTTGAGATTGTTGTGACTTCCAAGGAGTGGAAAATGAATGCTGACTACGTTGATCCCCGTCTTGAAGTGAAAGCCGATTGGCAGACCCAATACCGTGGCACCAATGATGCCGAATACCAAATCTATGTGGCTGCTGCTGAAGACCTTGGCTGGAAGGTCAAGAGCTACGAAGAGTGGTTGAATAGTTGATTCCCGCCCCTTCGGGGGCTTTCGCAAGGAGTGCGACATGGAAGATTCCAATAAGTGTTACGCCTGCAATGTGATGTGGCGTGTCTTTACCGGATTGGCATTGGCTGCTGTGGCCTCCCCGGTTCTCCTGTCGGTACTGGCCCTCCTGCTGTTCCGGAGGTGACATGAAAATCCCGGCAATTCCCGCCTTCAAGAATGTGTCGATGTGTGAAACCTGTGTCCTTCTGGCAAGTGTTCTCTACGTTGCAATTGAGTGCGTGCTTGTCTACTTCTACTACTAACGCAAGGAGTGCGATATGAACTTTGAACTCGTGAAAAAAGCTGCCGCCTATGTCCGTGAACTTGGCGCCGAAGACAACAAGGAACACCTCGTGGCACTGGATGTTTATGGCAATGCCCTGTTCGTGGTACACGGAGAGGAGCACCAAGTCTCGTTTGAGGGGTATGACATCTCCAACGTGGCCTATGTGGTTCACAACCACCCGAATGGCTCGGCTCTGTCGGCCCAAGACATCGGCATGGCATCGGTCCAAGGCGTGACCGTGGTGTGCGTGACCCCGAACGGAAGCCTGTTCGCTAGCAAGGGGATCAACTCAGATGTGGTTCGCCAACGGTATGGTCTTTACGGGGTGAGCGACGAAGACGTTAAGGTGGGAGTGGCCAACCAGTTGGTGGGCAAGGAGCGGGACATTGGTATGTCCCTGGTATTCGGGCGAATGACCGGCCAGTTCAACGAGGACCCGGACACCTATGCCAGCCACTTCGCCAACAAGATTTTCCAGGCCCAAGGTTTCCTTGACTACGAATATGAAATGAGCCCCCGTGACAAGATGAAGTTCGCCGCGTACCAAGGGTTCTTTGAAAAGAAATCCGGATTGAAAGTTAGCTTGACTTAATCAGGTTTGCACAATACACTAAAGGCTCTTTCCTTACAGGGATAGGTAGAAGAGTTCAAGACCGGGCGCCAACCCCCGGTCTTTTTTTTCGTTTGAAGTTTCCTAGAGGAAGGTCTTATAATAGGCCAACTTTCTTGCAAGAGGTTGGTATGTCAAACGCTAAAAAAGATGTGAAACCTGAACCAAAGGTCTCCTACGTCCAGAAGGTAATCAAGGGCGACACCTACTTGGTGATGGCTGACTCCGCCCTTGAATTGGAAGACGAGTTTTCCAATTTCTATTGGACAGATAAGCATTCGTCCAATCTGTTCCTCTGCCCCCCGTACGAGCCGAAAGTCCTGGCCCGGCTGGTGACGCAAAACAACATCCTGTCCCAATGTATCGAAGCCATGGAAGTCAACATCGACTCCACCGGCTACGAACTCGTCAATGTGGACGACACCAAGGATGTGGACCAGAAGGAAAAAGAAATCATCGATGGGTTCTTTGGTGAGCCCTACCCTGGCAAGTCGTACCAATCCATCCGCCGCAAGTTCCGCCGCGATCTGGAATCCACGGGCTATGCCTTCTTGGAAGTCTTGCGCGCCGTCAGTGGTGATCTGGTGGGATTCCGCAACCTTGAATCCACTACTGTTCGTCTTGTCAAACTGGACGACCCGGTGGAGGTGAAGAAGAAGATCACCCGCAACGGCAAGGAAATCGAACTGACCATGATGGAGCGGGAACGCCGCTTCGGGGTGCTGTACATGGCGGCACGCAAGGTCTACTTCCGTGAGTATGGAACCACCCGCCAACTGAACAAGCACACGGGGGAGTGGGAATCGCCGGACAACCCCGTCGCCCTTGAAGACCGTGCCACCGAACTGTTGTTTTTTAACGTCAACCCGGACCCGACCTCTCCGTACGGCGTGCCGCGCTGGATCAACCAATTGCCCTCCGTGATTGGTTCGCGCAAGGCGGAAGAACACAACCTGGAGTACTTCGATGCGGGTGGCATGCCCCCGGCCCTGATCTTCGTCCAAGGCGGTACGTTGGCGGGTGATGCCGCCGACCAACTGCGCAACTACCTGTCGGGCAAGAACAAGAACCGCAACCGCGCCGTCGTGGTGGAAGCCCAGTCGTCGTCCGGCTCGCTGGATGCCGCAGGCACCGTGAAGGTGACGGTGGAGCGCTTCGGTGCGGAAATGGCCAATGACGCTATGTTCCAGAACTACGACAAGAATACGGAAGACCACATCAGGAAAAGCTTCCGCCTGCCGCCGCTGTTCATCGGGGATTCGGCAGAGCATAACTTCGCCACCGCCGTGGTCTCCTACATGGTGGCGGAAGCCCAAGTGTTCTCTCCGGAGCGGGTGGAGTTCGATGAGGTGATCAACAAGACCATCCTCAAGGAACTGGGCATCAAGAACACCAAGATCAAGTCCAAGGGCATCACCATGAAGAACGCTGCCGACCAAGTGGCCGCGCTGCCGCTGGTGCAGACGATGGTGAAACCTGAAGACTTCGTTGCTGCCGTGAACGACATCACTGGCTTGACTCTGAACTACGACACGGAAGCCGCAAAGGCCCAAGCCGCTGCTGATCAGCAGACCAACGCCAACTCCCAGCAGATGCACGATAAGACCATCGAGCGGATGGACATCCAGAATCAGCAGTTGAAGCAAGGCGGTCCTGTCAAGGTTCCGAAGCCCAGCCAAAGTGGTGGTGGCGCCCTCAGTGATCCGTCACCCGGCGTGAAGAGTGAATTGCTGGAACTGGCCCGCAAGTATTGCGGCATCCAAGGCTTGCTGGCCCTGAAGCATGAAATGTCACCGGAAGAGGAAATGGGCGTGGCCGATGCCATCGAGAAGATGGACCGCGACACCCTGCGCGAATTCCAAACGATGGTAGCCAACTTCGTGTTTGAATCCGGCCACTCGCACCTTTGCTCCCACTGATGGACTTTCGTTCCTACCTCGACTTGGAAGCCAGCCTGCAACGTGTCTTGTTGCGGGCGTGGCAACCACAAGCCTCTGCCTTGATGGAGCAGATCAACACCCTCATTGCGGAGGGGAAGTTTGATGACGCCCGGCAGGTTGTTTCCACCATCAGCTTCGTGGATGTGGGAGACGAATGCCGCAACTACATCAAGGCCATCCTCCAGTCATGCATTCTGTATGGCGGGGCGATGGCAGGCGGGATGGACCCCAGCAAAACCTTCGTGTCCGCCTCCAACCATGATGGACTGCTGGACTTGGTGGTGGACAACTTCATGCAACTTCTTGCCTACAACGTCACCCAGTCCGTACAGCAAGACGCGCTGCAATCAATTGCGCGGGCTGAAGTTGCCCCCGCCACCAAGGCGGAAAAGCAACGGTACGTGAAGGACTTCGTGTCGTTCCAGCAGGCTGGCAACAGCCAACTGAAGATGATTTCATCCCTCCACTCGTCACGCCTATCCACATGGGGGTTCACGGCGGAGGCTGAGGTGCTGGGCTATACGGAGTACCAGTTGACTGCCGTGCTGGATGGCCGCACTTCGGCATTCTGCCGTGCCATCAATGGCAAGCGCTTCAAGGTCGCTGACGCCACGAGCATGATCAACCGTGTCTTGAAAGTTCAAGACCCCAACGACCTGAAGACGGTGCAGCCATGGCCCAAGCAGGATAAGGCTTCCATCGAAATGTTCAGCAAGGCCAGTTCCGCCGAACTGACCCGGATGGGCCTGCATATCCCGCCGTTCCACCCCAACTGCCGCACGCTGTGCACAAAAGTTGGGTCGGCACCCAAGATTCAAATGCCTGAAGTCCCACAGGAGGCGCGGATCATCCCGGAGAAGAAGTCCACCCCCCAGGACTTCCAAGACATCGGCAACCCAATCACTCCTGACCAGCTTGACCTTTGGAACACCTACGTGAACTTGAAGCCTGTGGATTTCGTGTCCAAGGTGAGCGGGCTGACCCAGCAAGACGTGATGGAAGCCAAGAAGAAGGTGATTTCGTTCGACCAGAACGGGGACATCAAGTTTGCAGTGAAGAATACCCTGCCGGGAGACTTGGGATCGAAGCTGGCCATGGCCATGACATACGACCCCTACGCTTCCGTGATGAAGGTGATGTCTGCCCTGTTCTTGGACTCGACCCCGACCGCTGCCGCCACCAACCTTGGCCTGATCATGAATGGCATGGTAGATGTCGGACTATCCATGGGGGCGGAGTACCTGACTATGGCGGTGGATGGCGATTCGGTACGCTCGTACTCTGACATGGGTTTCGTCCCAAGTACGGCGGATTGGTACGATTTGAAAAACGATATCCTCACCCAATTGGATGCCGGGGACCTGACTATTTCATCCCTGTCGGAGCATGAGCAGCAAGCCGTGATCGACGTTTTGTCCAGCCGCTCCGAAGACGGGCTCCAAGCCCTGTTGAATCTGCCATTCACCATCGACGGCCAGAAGGTGGGCGAATACCTGCTGAGCAGGGAACAACTGGGGATGCGCCTGCCGCTGAATAATCCCAACGCCGTCCAATACTTCCGCAAGGCCACAGCATGAAAGCCCAACCTCTCCGTATGGTGGGTCCTGACGGCTCCAACCGCACTGCCACCACCCTCAAGCTCTTGGTGAAAAACGCCAACGTGGACCGCACCGCCCAAGTATTCCAGTACTTGGTGGAGCGCCTTGGCTACACCGAAGAACGCGCCAAAGCTGTTCTACAGAAATATTCCTAGTTGCAATTAGTTTCCGGTAGGTTTAAAGTCACACGCAATTTGTGCAATCAATTGCGTGGACCCTGCCATGAAAAATCCCGTCTTTGTAGTCAAGTCCGACGCCCCCCACCAGCGCATCGTGATGGGTGAGGTGTACGCACCGAACCGTCCGGATTCGGATGGCGAATTCATGACCGCTGAAGAAATCCAAAAGATGGCCCATGATTTTGTCCGCCAACAGCGCATGGACCAGATCGACCAAGAGCACCAGAACGAAACCACGGATGGGATCACCGTCGTGGAGTCGTTCATTGCCCGCAAGGGTGACCCGGACTTCATCCCTGGTTCGTGGGTGGTTGCCGTCCACATTCCCGACGACGAAACGTGGAACAAGGTCCTCAAGGGTGAGATCAACGGGTTCTCCATGGAAGCCCTCGTCAACCGCGAAGACCAAGAACGCGAAATAGAAATGGATGACGTGGTGACGGGACGCACGACCACGACCAAGGGCGACGGCGCCCATGAGCACACGTTTGGCGTCAAGTATGGACCCAACGGCGAATTCCTCGGAGGCCGCACCACCAAGGCTGAAGATGGCCACTACCACCTGATTCGCCGTGGCACCCACACCGAAGAAGCCAATGGCCATATCCATACTTTTTCTTCCGTGGACACCGTGAAGATTCTTTAATTTTGTTAGGTAGATTTTGCTCGGGTAGAATCCACAGCATTCAACAGGGAAACTTTCATCATGGCACGTATGAAGATCAAGCTGACGGAAATGAAAAACGCGGACGTGCGTTTCATTTCGCTTGTGAAGCGCGGAGCCAACCGTATCCCCTTCCGCGTCATCAAATCTCTAAAGGAGTCAGAAATGAGCCTCGACCTTTCCAGCATCCGCCGCACCATCAAGGCAGATAAGCCCGTGCCGACCGTCGTTGGCCTCGTTGTCAACACCGCTGACGAAGCGCACCTGTCGTTTATCTCGGAGGCTGTCAAGGCCGCTGGTTACGACGTGGAAAAAATCCACAAGTACGAAGACGGCACCACGATGTTCGCCCAAGGCGATCTGCCGAACGAAGGCGAAGGAACGCTGGTTCGCCTGTCGGATGACCTCGTTGTTGTCGTGAAAAACGGTGACGAGCAGGTTGAGGCACTGGTGGATAACGCCGACCTGAACGAAGCCCTGCAAACGGAAGGCTTCTTCTTTGGTCCGTCCATCGCCACCAAGGCCCTGCAAGAAACCATGGATGCCATCCTGAAGTCGGACACCGCCGACAAGGCCGCAGCCATCAAGGCCGCAAGCGAAAAGTTCCAAGGCTACATGTCGGCCCTCACCGCCCTGATCCCGTCGTCGGCCCTGAAGCTGGAAGAAGGCATCGGTGGCGCCGCCAAGAAGTACGAAACCTCCAAGGCTGAAAAGGCAGAAGCCGACGAGACTGCTGCTGAGAAGGCGGAAGGCAAGGCCAAGGAAAGCGAAAACGCCGCTGAAGAAGCCGCTGAAACCGCTGAGCAGGAAGCCGCCGAAGACGTGAACGGCAACCCGTCGAACGTCACTGACGAAACGCAAGACCCGAACGTGAAAGAACAGAAGCAGAAGGCTGACGACGCCATGGCCCAAATCATGGCCGCGCTCACCGGCCTGACTTCTGCTGTCGAACTGGTGACCAAATCGGTTACCGAAATCAAAGAATCGCAAACGAAGCTGGAAGAAAAAGTTGATGAAACCGCTCGGAAGGCTGAAGATGCGACCACTGCCGTGAAGCAAACGGTGGTTGCCAGTGCAGTGAAGGGGGACGAACCCCAAGGCAAGAAGGCTGTGAAGTCGGACGAAGACCCGCGCTCGGGCTACTACGATACCGCTTTCCTGCCGAAGCGTAAGTAATCCCCCACAAGGGGCTTTAGAAACTTTTATTAACAAGGTGAATGAAATGTCTACCAATGCAGAACTGATTAAAAAAGCCGACCTTGCGCTGTCCGATCTGGCCACCGCTGGTAAGCTGAACCCGATGCAAGCAGACCGCTTCATCCGCAACTTGATCGACCAACCGACCGTGCTGTCGCAAGTGCGTACGGTGGTCATGAAGGGTTCGCAGATGAAGATCAACAAGATCGGCTTCGGCTCGCGCATCCTGCACCCCGCCGTGTCCTCGACCGCGCTGGCTGATTCGGATCGCAGCAAGCCGGACCTGTCGCAAGTCGAACTGAACACGAAGGAAGTGATCGCTGAAGTTCACATCCCGTACGACGTGCTGGAAGACAACATCGAAGGCGGTAACATTTCGGTGGGCATGGAGCAAGGCGCTGGTGGTATGCACCAGACCATCGTGGACCTGCTGGGCGCCCGCGCCGCGCTGGACCTGGAAGAACTGGCCCTGCTGGGTGACTCGGGTTCGGGCGATGCCTACCTGGCAATGCAAGACGGCTTCCTGAAGCTGGCAACCGCCAACCTCGTGACCGCCTCGACCACCATCAGCAAGGACATCATCAAGGCCGCGCTGAAGGCAATGCCGACCCGCTTCCTGCGCAACCGTACGTCGATGAAGCACTTCCTGTCGGTGAACAACGAAACCGACCTGCGCGACATCTACGCGAACCGCGTCGGTTCGTTCGGTGACGCCAACCTGCAAAACAACACCGCGCTCCAGATGTTCGGATCGGTGATTGAGCCGGTTGCCCTGATGCCGGTTGCCAACTCGCTGTTCACGAACCCGCTGAACCTGATCTTCGGTATCCAGCGCAACATCAGCATCGAGTACGACAAGGACATCACCAAGCGTGTGTTCATCATCGTGCTGACCGCACGTGTTGACTTCCAGATCGAAGAAGTCAACGCCGTCGTGAAAACGTCGGGCATCTTGGAAGCCTAATCAGTTTCCAGTGAGTTGAGAAAGGGGGGCGTAACTGCCTCCCTTTTTTATTTGAGTTTGCAATTGATTGCGTAATGAGGCAAAATGCCTTCAGTCAATTTTGACTTCAACCAACATTCAAGGAGTAGGGTCCATGGCAATCACCAAAAACACCGCAACGGCTCAGGCACCGAAAGCTGAAGCTCCCGCCCATCTGGTTCTGCAACTGGCAAAACACACCCGTCTGGTGGAAGTGAATGGTCCGATCTACGAGAACCACAAGGCGTATCGTTTCCCGCTGGACGTGGCCCAAGAAAAGCTGTCGCAGATCGACGACATCACGGGCATGCCGCTGTGGAAGGTGTACCGCGCCCCGGTCCAACGCGAAGTCCACTCGACCCCGCAAGCACCGCAAATCATGGACGCCTCCCAAGCCAAGACCGTCAACGACCAGCCCGTGAGCGCCGGTCAAGTCAAGGCCATCGAAATCGGCACCCCGGAAGAACTCGCTGAACTGGGTCTTTCGGCACCGGACGACTCGTCCACGGTGGAAATCTAATCCCATAGGTAGGCACAGCCATGAGCAAGTTACTCGTTTCCGTAGATGAGGCCCGTGCCCGTCTGCAAATCAGTCAAGAAATCGAGCCCACTTCGCTGGTGGGAAATATCGAATCGGCTGTGTCTGCCGCGCAACACCATGTTCAGTCCATCTTGGAGACCACCTTTCAAGATGGGACTGACTCATGTGTGTTCTTTCTGGACTCGGAAAGCTTTTCCAGCGTTCGTCCGGAAGGGGTATTCCGCTTGTTCCTCCCCACCGGGCTCTTGAAGGCCGATTCAGTGACCATGCTGACTGGCGACAAATGGAACACGTGTGTGACTCCCGTGGACCCCGTGAACTACGAAGTGGATTACGAGAAGGGTCTCGTGCGGGTGGATGAAAGCCTGATGGATGCCTACGTCAAGGTGGCGTACGCATATGGTGTGACTCCCGCCACTACCCCGGCATGGCTGAAGGAAGTGATCCTTGCCTTCGTGCCGGTGATGTTCCACCTGTCCTCCACCAATTCCAAGGGTGATCCAGGGGTGAACATGCCTGAACTGAAGGGCCATGCCAACACCGTGGCGAATGGTCACCTCCGTAAAGCATCCTTCTGCCTGCGGCCCATGCGATGAGTCTCCTTGGTATCGTCATCGACGGTGACAGCGCTCTCCAGTCTGCCATCAAGAATCTGGAGTATGCCGTCGATAACATGACTCCCACGCTGGATCAAGCCGCCGCCGTGCTGTTCAACCGGATGCGGACGCGCTACCTCGCGCAAGTTGATCCAACGGGAGTGCCCTGGCAGGTAAGTAAGGCCGCGTTGTACCGGGCCAAGATCGGACGCGGTGGCGGGACGCTGTTCGATACCGGCAGGTTGTTCCACTCGCTGCAATTGTTTTCCATCGATTCCAATACCCGCGCCATCGGCACCGATGTTCCGTACGGCATTTACCACAATGAGGGTACGGAGCGCCTGCCAAAGCGGGAGTTTTTGGGCTTTAGCGACGAAGATATGGCTGTTGCCGCAAGCTTCGTAATAAAACGTATTGAAGAGGCCCTGACATCATGAGCACTCCACCCGACTCCCTTGTTGTGCAAGTGATTGCGCAAGTGCGAGACATCCTGAAGACCGTTCCCAAGGTCAACGACAAGATCGTGCAAGTCTACTCGGAAGAGGAACTTGGCGATGCCATGAAGGGGGTGGAATTCCCCTGTATCGGCATCGTGTACGAAGGCATGCGCGCCGTCCCTGAAATGAAAGAGACCAACCGACAAGGCGTGTCCGCCGAACTGGTGTTGTCCCTGATCATCGTGGAGAAGCCCACTACCGCTGGTGAATCGCGGGTGAAGAACCGCACCATCAACCTGCTGGACTTGACCCGGAAGGCCATGCACGAGGGGAAGTCCCCTGCTGGGCACAAGTGGCGCTTCGTTCTTGAAGCCCCGGCCTCGGAAAAGAAGGGGACCGTGATTTGGCTCCAGCGCTGGGCCACGCCAATCCAACTGGTTCCTTGATGTTTCTTGTTAGGTAGATTCCTGTAGGCTACACTTTCGTCCAGTAATAACCCCCGACCAGTTTAGGAGAATCAAAATGTCGCTGGAAAAAATCCCCGCTGGTGCGGGACAGTACCTTGGCAATAACGCAGTCAAGGAACTTCAAGGCTTCCAACTGTCCATCGGTGCTGGCGCTGCTGCCGGAACCAAAGTGGCAGTTGCCGCCATTCGTGCTGAAGACACCATCCTATCCGTCATCCGTTCGGTGGCAGGCGTGCTCACGGACGTTACCTCCCACTACACCATCGCTGACATTCGCGCCTCGGGCACCCTGACGGCGGCATCGGTCGCTGAAGGCGATACCTGCGTCGTGGATGGCGTGACCTACACGGCCAAAGCTACCCCGACCGCATCCACCCACTTCCTGATCGGTGGCACCGATGCTGCTACCGCCACGAATCTGGCTGCAACCATCAATGCTTACCATGGCGGTTACCGTCAAGGATATGCGAAAAAGACCCTCAAGGCCGTGGCCTCTTCGGCAGTGGTGACCGTCACCGCTGTGAACGAAGGCACTGCTGGTAACAGCATCGTCCTTACGGGCACGGCTACCCGCCTTGCTGCTTCTGGAAGCGGCACCCTGGCTGGTGGTTCGGCTACTGGTGGTGTGGTGTCTGACACCGACCACTCTGCCACGAGTTCCCTGATCGTGGCGTGGTACAACAAGCACGCTTAATTTTCCGCTGAACGGTATTCAAACTTAGGAGATTCAAAATGAGCACTTTTGACGGCAACAACCACTACTACTCGGGCCAAGGCGTCGTGATGGTCGGTGATCGTGACGCAACCACGGGCAAGCCGGTCGGCCTGATCCCGGTCGGCAACGTGTCGGACCTGAAAATCGCGGTGGCTACCACCGTTGTGGAACACAAGGAATCGCAGACCGGCCAACGCGGTATCGACCTGCGCCTGACCACGGAGACCAAGGCCACGCTGTCGATGACCATGGAAAACTTCAACGCAGAAAACCTCGCTGTCGCCCTGCGCGGCACGAAATCGACCATCGCTGGCGCCACCGTGACCGGCGCCACTGCGAAAGCGATTCCGGGCTCGGTTGCCCCGCTGGATCACATCATGGTTTCGGCTGTGACCGTGAAGCAAGGCGCTACGACCCTGACGGCCTACGTCGATGACGCTACCCCGTGGGACTACAAGCTGAACACGGACGCTGGTTCGATCATGCTGAATGGTGACTCGGCCACGTACGACGCCCTGGTGGCTGCTACGGCAACCACTGTCTGCACGCTGACCGTGGACTACACGTACGCCGCTCAGTACACGGTCGATGCACTGACGACCGGAGCACAAGAGAAGTACCTGCGCTTTGAAGGCCTGAACACCGCCGACACCAACGCCCCGGTGGTCATCGAAGTCTTCAAGTTCTCGGTGGACCCGCTGAAGGAACTGGCGATGATCTCGGACACCGTGCAGCAATTCGTGCTGGAAGGCAACGTTCTGGCCGACCAACTGCGTACCACGGGCTCCAAGTATTTCCGCGAAATGGCTACCCGGTAATCTTTTTTTCGGGTAACATCCAAAGGGCTGGTAGAAATACCGGCCCTTTTTCATTACTAGGAGTGTAAAAAAATGGCTATCAAGATTTCCGATCTGCTGCCCAAGCCCGTGGAAGTTGAAGTTGGGACCGGCACCCTCGTGGTCAACGCCCTCGACCTGAAGGGTATCACCCGTGTTGTCCAGAAGCACCGCGAAACGATTTTGCACTTGATTGCAACGGCTCAGAAAGGCAAGCCGGACTTCGCCGGGGCGCTGGAACAAGCTCCTGACATGGTGGCAACCATCATTGCCCTCGCCGCTGACGCTGAAGGGCAGGAAGAGGATATCCGGAAGCTTCCGGGCACGGTTCAACTGACGGCCATGGCAGAAATCTGGAAGGTAAGCGTGCCTGACGTAAAAAAGCTCCTAAGCTCGTTATCCGGGGTGATGGCACGAGCAAAGACGGCCCCCCCGGTCCCGAACGTGGAACAAAAACCCCAGTAAAAGTTCTCCAAGAGTTTGAAGAACGTCTTGCTTTCGCTTTCTCAAGGCTGAAAGGCTTTGGTTATCTCGACGTTGAAATTTGGGGCTACAACCTGAAGCAGATTCACGCACACGTACGCTTGGTCAACCAGTCTGAGCGTCAAAGCCATTTACGGCTGGTTCAGTGCACTCGGATCGCTTATCATGCCGATGGTAAAGGTTTCTCCAAATTCATCAAAGAGATAGGGAAAAGCGATGGCGGCGACGACTAAAGAACTCAAAATCCTGATTACGATTGCTAATCAGGCTAAAGACGGGCTTGCCAACCTCCTGTCTGATCTGGCTTCAATGCAGAATCAGTTGGATGCGCTGACCTCCACCCTGTCGGATTTCGGTAAGGATACCGACGGGTTGTCAGCGGTTGGCGAAGCCGCCCAAGAGGCTACCTCCAACCTTGAAAACACCAACGAAGCTGCCAAGCAAGAAGGTGAGAAAAAGAAAGAGGAAGCTTCCAAGGAGGCCGAAGGCCATGGTGAAGGTGGCCATGGTGGAGGTGGTGGAGGTGGAGGCCATGAGCCCCCTTCCGCCGCAGGTCTCCACGAGGAAGAAGGCGCTCACCACGGTGCCGCCGACGCTGCCCACGAGCACACGAATGCCATCGAGAAGTTGTCGGAGGCGTTTGAGAAGCTGATGAAGTGGGTCACCTTCGTGAGCGGGGGTTTCCTCGCCATCGAAGCCATTCACCTTGGAAAAGAATTCCTGGATGTTGCTGCCCGCACCGAAACCCTCGGGGTGGTGCTGGGCGTCGTCGGCACGACCGCTGGCTACACCACGGAACAACTGGAAGAGGCTGACAAGGCCATCCAGAAGATGGGTATCACGGCGGAGTCGTCCCGTGAATCCCTGACTGATTTGATCAAGGCCGGTATCGACATCGACCTTGCTCCCCGCCTTGCCCGTGCATCCCAAGACTTGGCCGTCGTGGCGGGCCAGAACTCGTCGGAAACCTTCCGCCGATTGATCGTCAACATCGACCAGATGGACACCCTTGGACTGAAGTTCATGGGTGTGATGATCAACAAGGAAGCCGTGATGGCCCAAGCCGCTGCCGATGCTGGCCGCGCCATCACTGGCACCGCACAGAAGCAAGTCTTTGCCAATGCGGTGCTGGATGAGTCGATCAAGCTGTCCGGGGTGTATGAAGCCTCCATGAACACGGTCGGCAAGATGCTGACTTCGTTCCCCCGCTACATCGAAGAGTTCAAGGATGCAGTTGGCGCGCTGGGACAAGGCTTCTACGTCGAAATCGTCAAGGGCGCAACTGAAATCGTCAAGGCCCTGACCGAACTTGCGAAGGCATTCAAGGAAGAGGGTCCCAACGCGGAAGCGTTTGGTGAAGAGGTGGCACAGGCTGGGGACCACGCCAGCGGGCTGGCCGGGGCTGTGCGCTCCGCCTCTCATGCCCTCGTGGAAATGATCGAGTTCCTGACCGAGCACAAGGAAATCTTGGAACAGTTGGTAAAGGTCCTGCGTGACGTGGCCCTTGGCTACGCCATCGTGTGGGGAGTGAACAAGGTTGTAGCCTTCCGGGCCTTGGTGCTTTCTTTCCTGCCGACCCTGATCACCATGTTTGGCTACCTCGCCAACACGTTGACCGCCGTCGCCATCCGCTTCGCTGCCATGTGGGTTGCCGCCACGGGTCCGGTTGGGGTTGTGGTTGCCGGTGTGGCCGCGCTTGGCGCTGCCATCTATGGCGTCTACAAGCTGATATCGGACAACGACAAGAAGAAGACGGACATCGTTGACCCCAGCAAGATCAAGGAAAACACCAAGTTAGTGGATGAGTACGCCGAAAGCCTGAAGCGTACGAAAGAACTGCGCGAGAAGCAGGACTCCCTGATCGATGATCGTCGGGTTGCTACCGTCAAGAGTGTGTCCGGCACCAAGGAAGAACGCGAGAAGTATCGCAAAGAAGCGGAAGACCTCACCACCGAGATCAACGAATACACCAACAAGATCAAGAAGGAAACCGAAAAGCGCCAGAAAGTCGTTGAAGAAATCAACAAGAATGGCAAGCTGGACGAGCACAACGTTGAGAGAGTTAAAGCGGCCAACGAGGACTTTGCCGAATTCAACAAGGCAAAGACCGACGCAGACAAGTTTGAGAAGGACCTTGGAGACAATCTGGCCAAGGTTCGCTCTGACGTGGGCTCCTATCGCCGTGGGGTGAGCCAAGAGTTTGGTGAGGCTTCCGGCGCCATCGACGTGATGGTGGAGGGATTGCATACGAAGGGCACGGTGGTGGCCAACGCCATCAGTTCCATTTCCAGTGCCTTGGATGTTGCTGCCTCCAAGGTGACCAACAACAACGAGTTGCAGAAGTATGAAGAACTGCAACAGCGGACGTTGGAATCCTTGAAAAAGGAACTGTCGGAAGAGGACTTCAATAACTTGAAGAATGCCTACGCCGACCGCCTCCTCATCGTCAAGAATCAAGTTTCGGAGGCTAATGCCGCTGAAGCTGCTGGTGGGGCCAAGGCTCTTGCATTCCATCGCACCCAGTCCAAACAGGAATCGGAATTCCGCGTCACCCGTCTTCAGGAAGACATCAGCCGCCGTAAGGCTCTGTTTGACATCGACCTGTCCAACGAGCGCTTCCGCTTGGAAAACGGGTTGGAGAACCTGCGCTCGTACTTCGCCAACCGCTCCAAACTGATTGACGATGGGTTGGAGGATGACAAGCGCCTGTCTGTCGCCAAGATCGCCGACCTGCAAATCAAGAAGACGCTGACGACCGATCCGAACGCCCAAGCCGCGATTGACGCACAGATCACGGCGGAGCGTGCCCGTATCCAACAGTCGGAAATCAATGCTCAGAAGGAACGCCAAGCCCTGCTGGTGGAGACCTACAACACGCAGGTCCACGGCGAGCAATTGATTGCGCAGCTTCGTGAAGACATCAACACGCGCTATGGCCATGAGGAAGTGGCCATCCGCAGTGAGGTGGCGCGCAGCCTGCGTGATGAACTGGTGTCCCTCGGGTCCACGGCATCGGCTGAAGACATCATCCTTGCCAAGCGCAAGGCAGAACTGGACCTTCAAACCAAGATGACGGAACTGACGCTGAAGCGCCAAGATTCCGAATTGCAGTTGAAGCGCTCGTTCCTCGACTTGTTGGATGCCGAAGTTAATTCGGCTCGTGACGATGGCTTGGCCACGACTCTGGATGCCCAAGAGGCCCTGAACGCCAACATCCGTGATCGCCTCGACCTGTTGAAGCAGGAGCGTGAAGGCATCCTGGCCGCTCGTGACGCCTACCTCAGCATGGGGAATGTCACCAGCGCCAACGAAATGAACCTGAAGGCCATGGAGTTGACGAAGCAGATGTACCAGCTTCGCGATTCCATCGTGAACGTGGGTGGCCAACTGGAGAAGACCTTCGCGGATTCGTTCGCCAGTAATCTCCAAGCAGTCATCGAGCACACGAAATCGTTCAAGCAAGCCTTCTTCGACATCTTCCGTGACCTGAACTCCCAAATCCTGAAGGTGCTGACCAAGGATGTGGCGGAGAACTTCGTCAAGTCGATGAAGCAGGGCGCCCAAGGCGGTGAAGGTGGTTTCTTCCAGCAGATCGCTGCGCTGGTGACCGGCAAGCCGCAACAGGAGAAGCCTGACCTTGGCGCTTCCCCATCTGGCCCGCTGTGGATCAAGAACGTTGACCCGACCAAGGACGCCATCCCGCCGCAACTGCTGACGACCGCCGACAGCATGCTCACGCAACTGCAATTGATTGCGCAGAACACGGCAACCATGGCTTCCCGGTCGAACAACAACACGTCGGTGCAGGGGACGCCGGGGCAGGGCAACGAAGGCACTCCGGGCGGACTGGTTCCGTTCGATACCACCACGGCAAATTCGCTGCTGGGACGAGGCAACAAGCCGGTGGATTCGCTGGCCATGATCCCGGCCTTTGACGAGGCTGCTAAGTCTGCTGGACTGGACAAGTACAACCTGAATGGCGACTTCCTGCGCTACATGGCGCTCAAGGAAAGCGGGATGAACCCGTACGCCAAGTCGCCGTCTGGTGCCGAAGGTCTCATGCAGTTGATGCCGGACACCTACAAGGACTTGGGCTACGACCATGGGGATATGATGGACCCCGCCAAAAATGTGATGGCGGGCGCCAAGTATCTGGCCCAACAACTGGAGAAGTACAGCGGAGACCTCGACAAAGCGTTGTCCGCCTACAACGCTGGTCCGGGCAACACCGACAAGGCCATCGCCAAGGGACTTCCTTACGCACAAAACAAGGAGACTCAGGATTACGTGGCGAAGCTGGGCACGGGTTCCAACCTGTTCCTCCCGACCGCCGACAAGCCCATGCCTGTTGTTGTGGTGACTGGCTCCAAGGCCGATGTCGCTGCCGCCAAGGAAGATCAAATCCAGCAAGTCGTGATCTCGGCTACCCGTGAGCAAGTGGAAGCTGCCAAGGCAGATACCGACACGACCAAGGAGAACACGACCGCCACGACGGAATCGATCCAGGCTACGAAGACTTCCACGGAGCAACTGACCAACTTCGCGCAATCAGTTGCACAGGCTCAGATACAGTTGCACTCCATCGTGAGCCCTCAGGCTGGGCAGACCTCTACCTCGGTGAGCGGAGTGGATTCCAACGCCGACATCACCCAAGTCAACGGCTTGAGCCCGGCAGACAAGGCGCCCATCGACAAGGTGGATGGCTTCGCCAATACCACCGCCGCCCCGATTTCCGCTGCGCTGGGACAAGCTATTGGCCAGAAACTCGGTGGCCCTGCTGGAACCTTTGCCGCCACCATCACCCAACTGCTGGGACCGAAACTGGTTCAACCGTTGGTCAAGGGGCTGGGAGAAAACCTGTCGAAAGGCTTCAAGGATGTTGGGGATAACTCCAAGGAAGACATCGACTCCATGAGTGGCAGCATCGGGGACACCCTGTCGTCGTTCTTTTCCAACTTCGGTAGCACCATCATGAACTTCTTCAGTGGTTCGGGTGGTGGCTCCGGAGGTGGATTCCTGTCGTCCATCGCTTCCCTGTTTGGTGGCGGAGGTGAGGGTGACGCAGCGGCAACGGTGGCTGAAGCCCTGTTCGCTGATGGCGGTATGGTCTCTGGTCCTGGCACGGGCACGTCGGACTCCATCCCGGCCCGTCTGTCCCATGGTGAGTACGTGATGACGGCGGAAAAGACGGCGCAATACCTGCCGCTGCTGGAAGCCATGCGGACTGGTGTTTTGGATACGACACTGAGCACGATGTTTTCCGGCTTGAATATCGACATTCCCACCACGCCGCAGTATGCTACCGGGGGTTACGTTTCGGAAATGCATGTCGGAAACACTACGCATTCCCGCCCTGTGAACGTGAATATGACGGTGGTGACTCCGGATGCAAACAGCTTCCGCCGCTCTCAAGACCAGATCGCTTCCAAGACTGGGCAACAAGTGAACCGAGCCATCCGCCGCAATAACTGAAGGAGTAGTCATGGATTTTCTGGAATCGCCTCGGTTCAACACTGAGATTCGCTACGGCACTGTAGGTGGTCCGGAGTTCAACACCGATGTAACGACGGTGACTTCGGGCCAAGAGTTTCGCAATTCCAACTGGCTGGACAGCCGGGGGCGTTGGGAAATCGGAGAGGATTTGTTGAAGAAGTCCCAAATCGACGACCTCATCGCCCTGTTCCGCAATCGTCGGGGCAGGGCTGGGGGGTTCCGTTTCAAGGACTGGGCAGACTTCCAAACCGTCTACCCTGGCGTTGGGGATACCTTCCTGCCCACCGGGGGCTTCATCCAGATCGCCACTGGCGTGCTTCAGATGGTGCGCCTGTATTGGTTGGGCAGCTTCGTCACCTACCGCATCATCACCAAGCCGGTACAAGGAACGATCACACTGCATGGGGTGTCAGGCACTATCGACTACACCAAGGGCCAAATCGCCGGGACCGGGGGCGTTGACCCGACCACCTTCAATGGCACGTCATTCAGCACCACCATGGCGTGGTCGGGAGAATTCGATCTGCCGGTGCGCTTCGATGTTGACCGCTTTGAGTCCACCTTCATGGCCTACGACGACGAGACAGGGGAGCGCTTGTTTGGCGTGTCCGGCCTACCCATCGTTGAACTGCATCCGGAGGTGTGATGAAGACCATTTCCGCTGCACTCAAGGCCCACCTTGCCAAGACGGTGACGACCCTCGCAACCTGCTGGAAAGTCACCCTCAAGAATGGTACGGTACTGGGCTTCACTGACCATACCCGCAACCTCGTCGTATCCGGGGTGACGTACCACTCGTCCTCCGGGTACACGCCGACTGCCATCGAGTCGTCCAACATGCTGGCCGTGGACACGTTGGAGGTGCAGGCCATCCTTGACGGGGGCATGGTGACTGAAGAAGACTTGCTGGCCGGGTTGTGGGACAATGCCGCCGTCCAAGTCTTTTGGGTCAACTATGAAGACCTGTCCATGGGGATTCTGATCCAGAAGACGGGCACGTTGGGCCAAATCACGATCAAGGGGACTTCCTTCCTCGCTGAAATGCGCGGGATGACCCAAGCCTATGTGAACAACATTGGTGACCTGTATGCCCCCCTGTGCCGCGCCAAGTTCGGTGACGCCAAGTGCAAGGTGGACTTGACCCCGTACACCAAGACCGGCACCGTGCAAGGTGTAGACACCACCAACCGCGTTATCACGGATTCCAGCCGCACGGAAGCAGGGCCGACAGGGGGCAAGGCGATCACGGGTATATCCCGCGCCAAGCGCGCCGTGGTCACGTGCGTGGGCCATGGCTTTGGTTCGGGCTCCAACGTCTTTATCAGCGAGGTGGTGGGGGTGGTGCGGTCGGGTTCCAGTGATGGCAGCACCTTCTACCCCGGCAGTGGAGCATCCATCAATGGCTACACCTACGGAATCGATGTGATCGACGCCGACCATTTCTCCATCAACCTCGACACCCGCAATGGGAGCAACGACCCGACTACTGGCCCGGAATGGAGCCTTGTGTATTCGGACTACGTGAGCGGAGGCACTGCCACCCCTTACGGGGATGCCGGGTACTTCGACTATGGCCTGATGACCTTCAACTCGGGGCTGAACTCCGGGCTGTCGATGGAAGTCAAGAGCTACCACCCCGGCACCATCGAACTGCAATTGCCGATGCCCTACCAAGTGGCTGTGGGCGACACCTACACCATCATTGCCGGGTGCGGGAAGAGGGTCAACGAGGATTGCAAGACCAGATACAACAACGTGGTTAATTTCCGTGGCGAGCCTCACTTGCCGGGCGCCGACCAGTTGATGGCTGTGGGTAGCCCGCCTGACACTGAGTGACGCAATTGATTGCACAAAGGATGACCTATGGCAACGCGACAACAAGTGGTGGATGAGGCCCGTACATGGATGGGGACCCGCTGGATTCATCAAGGCAGGCTCAAGGGTGTTGGGGTGGATTGCATCAATCTCGTGGTTGGAACGGCCCTGAATCTCGGACTGATCACGCAAGAACAGTTGGATAACTTCCACAATCCAGAGTATGCCAACTATGGCCGCTCTCCCAACGGCGTGCTGTTGCTGGAGGGGTGCAACTACTTCCTAGACCCCATACCATTCAGCCAAGTCCGCAAGGGTGACATCTTGATCTTCAAGTTTGTGGAAGAACCGCAACATTTCGGCATAGTGACAGAAAGCAATCCAATCTATATCATTCATGCTTTCGCACACGCAAGAAAAGTGGTGGAACACCGTCTTGACGACGTGTGGAAAAACCGCATCGTTGCCTGCTTCCGCTTTAAAACCATTGAGGATTAACCATGGCATCTACCGCACTTGGTATCGTTGGAGCAGGGATTGGCTCCATGTTCGGCATGCCCGGACTGGGCTACATGGTCGGTTCCGCCCTTGGCTCCGCCATGTTCCCCCCGCCTGGACAAGACGGTCCGCGTTTGACTGACTTGAAGGTGCAGGACTCCACCTATGGAGGCATGATCCCCATCGTCTACAACATAATGCGGATTTCGGGCACGGTGATTTGGGCGGACGACCTGAAAGAACACGCCCACTCCGAAGGGGGTTCCGGGGGTGGCGGTGCTACCAGCTATTCCTACACCTGTTCCTTTGCCGTATCGATCTGTGAGGGCACCAAGGGCGTGCGCAAGATTTGGGCGGATGGGAAGCTGATCTATGACGTGGATGTTCTCAGACAGCATTACACCGCCACCAGCCTTGTCTTTTACACGGGCACGGAAGACCAGTTGCCTGACCCCACCATCGAAGCCAAGCTGGGGGTGGGCAACGTCCCCGCCTACCGGGGCCAAGTTTATGTCGTGTTCACCGACCTGGAACTCAGCAAGTACGGCAATCGCATCCCCAACTTGACGTTTGAAGTGGGTCCCATTGCACAGCCGACTTACATCACGGAAATCATCGATCCGGTATCCATCGATCTCGGAGGCTGGGACAACACTTACCCCGGCTCGACGTACACCCCGATGCCTTACGTGTCCTCGACTGGTAAGGTGTGGCAATTCACAGCCCCGTTCTACACGAACAAAAAATACTTTCCTAAGGGGTATTTTGCCATCCTAGACCCCTCCCAAGACATGAAGGTGGTGGGGTACACGTCAAATGAAACCGGAATGTGGTTGTCGGTTTCCATGGACACGACCTATAACGCGCCCCCAGCGTCCTTGGATTCCGCGTTTGCTCCAAATTACAGCCCGCCCTTCAACATCAAGTTCAATGAGTACCTGCTGGTGGGTGGAGCCCCTAGCGGGTCCTGGGCTGGGCATGCCGGGAACTTGGCAAGGCTGGTGAATGGCACTTGGGAATTCGTCGTCCCCACCAGCGGCATGTACGTGGTGGATTATTCCGCCTCCTCGACTTACCACTTTGACGGGACCTCTTGGAACGCCCTCACTTCAGTCACGTACTCAAACGAATACTACGATCCCACCGTAGGCACGTTCCCCTACTATGCGGATTACCACGCCGGTACGGACACGGTAGTTACCTATTCTGACTATGACGGGATGTGGAGAAAGTACAACGGCACCACTGGCGCATGCATTCTTGAATACTTGCAGCCCTATATCCTCCTTGGGACTTACAAGAAAGGACCATTCGGCCCCATGGCCATGGACCAAGATGGAAGCATCTGGTGGCTGTATGAAGACGGCAGTACTGCGGGCCATATTTTAAATCACGTCTCCCGAACTGATTTTTCAGTCAGTTCATCGGTGGATGTTGACCCGGCTGGAGCCCACCAAATAGATGGCTTATTGTGCGTGGGGAGCACTCACGTCTTTGTGGTTTCTGGAAAGAGAAACGACGATGGGAGCACCCAACATAAGTTGACGGCAGTGGAAAAGTTGACGGGCGCTTTGACCTTCATCGATACCCTCACAGCGATTCCATACCCCTGGGGGCAAGGCTTGAATGCCATGGCGTATGACTCAAACAGGAACCACCTTCACTACTACAAGGCCACCGACGCTACTGTCGGGGGGTTGACTGTCACGGTCATTGACGCCACGGCCATGACCGCAGTGGCTACCTTTAACCAACTCACGACCCCAAACATCAGCAGCTTGGTGGATAACCACGGTGGTTACAGTTCACAAGAAACCCTGGTGTACGACCCGGCCACGGACGCCATATGGGGACGGACTATTGTCAGTGAAGGTCCTCCCAAATCTTGGCGGTTCATGGCTTTTGATCCGGTAACCTATGATGTGGTTATGCAGAGTGACGTGTTCTCCACGGATTCCTTGCAATCACTGCCCACCGTCATTCCCAATAACATCGTGATAGAAGATGAAAGCGGTGGTAATGCCTTCGCCCACTTTCAGTGGGGCGCGGGCACCGTGGATAACCTGATGAACTTGGGTGAGATCGTGGCGGATATCTCCACCCGTACCCAAGCGCTTACCATGGGCCAAATCAACGTGGACGAGTTGACTGATGATGTGTTGGGATATGCCTTGGCCAGCAGGATGACAGGACGCTCCGCCATAGAACCCCTCTCCACCGCCTATTTCTTCGATGCGGTTGAGTCCTCTGGCAAGGTCAAGTTTGTCAAGCGTGGCGCCGCCCCCGTGGTGACCATCGAAAGCAACCTTACGGTATTGGAAGACCAGCAATGAGCCAATTCACCATCACCCGGCAACAGGAATCCGAGTTGCCCTACGTCTTGAACGTTCAGTTCATCAACGTGAACACGGACTATCAGAAGGGTAGCCAGCAAGCCATGCGCATGGCTGTGGCCAGTTCTCAGAAGGCCAGCGTGAATGCGCCCATCGTGTTCGATGACGTGACCGGACGCAACATCGCGGAGAAGCTGCTGTATAACGTGTGGGTGGAGCGTGACCGCTTCCAGTTCAAGTTACCCGGCATGTACGCCTACCTGGAGCCCACCGACGTGCTCACCCTGCGCGAGTTCACCACGGGGGTGGAGTACGTCGTCCGCATCGCCAAGATGACGGAAGCCCGCAACCGTGAAATCGAAGTGGAGGCCGTGGCGGACTACTCGCCGGTCTACCAACAAAATGCCGTCACTACCCCCGCCACCGTCACCACGCAGGTATATCAAGCATCGAGCGACACCGTGGCCGTGTTCTTCGATATCCCTGCCTTGCGATACATCGATGTGTCGGGGGGTTTTTATGTTGCCATGTGCGGCCAAGGTGCCGTGTGGGCTGGCGGTGTCGTCTACAAGTCCTTGGATGGCGGGGCTAACTATGACCCCTATTTGACTTCCGTCACTGACGCCATTATCGGAACCGCCACCGACGTACTTGGCGGCACGGTAAGTGACTGGGATTCCCTGGACGCCACCAATACCGTCACAGTCATCTTGTATGGCAACCGGACCATCGAAAGCACGACGGACATTGGCCTTTCCGGTGGGGCCAATTTGGCTATCTTGGAGTCATCCGAAGGATGGGAGATTTTTCAGTTCAAGACCGCCACTTTGACGGGCACCAACACCTACCAGCTTTCCAACTTGAAACGTGGGCTCCGCTACACCCGCTACGCGGCATATGGACACTCCATCGGCAACCGCTTCGTGCTGTTGGAGCAGAATGCCTTGCTGCGGGCCACCGTTCCCAATGACCTGATCGGCGCCAGCCTCACTTATAAAGTGCTGACCTCTGGACAGAACCTCGCCAGTGGCTCCGTGGTCCCCTTCACTTCCGTGGGAGAAGCCATGAAGTATGGGTCCTTTGCCACGGTAGTGTCTGCTACCGGGTTTGGTGGGGATGTGACCATACGCATGCAGCCTCAGTTTGACACGTATGACTACATCTTGACTCCTGCACAGGATATCCGTACCTATGCGGTGGAAATTTGGGACTCCACTTTTTCCAGCGTGAAACGCACCATCACCGTTACCGGATCGGATGAATTTGCCCCCTCTCCGGATTTTGCTCCCTACGATTTTAAGGCGGTCTACACTTCCGCAGATCAAATCTCAGACTTTGGATCGGTACAAACTACCATGAAAATCAAAATCTACGGCGTCAGTCCCATTGTTGGACGTAACCATTCCACCGCGTATGCAGTTGATTCCAGCGGAGCCACCTTGGTATCCGGAAGTAGCGGTAGCGGTGGTGGCGGTGGCGGGGTGTCCGGTGCAACCCTGTTTGTATCCACGACCGGCAGTGACTCCAACAGCGGCACCAGTTCCAGCGCCCCGTTCCGCACGATTCAGAAGGCCGTCGATGTGGCAACGGCTGGTGACATCGTTTCCGTGGCTCCTGGAACGTATGCCGAAACCATTTTCGGCACCACCGATGGTACGTCTTCCAGCCCCATCAAGTTCGTTTCCTCCACTCAGTGGGGCGCGAAGATCGTCCCCCCGACCGCGAACTCCAGCCTCGACATGGCTTGGCAGCACCAGGGTGACTACGTGACCATCGATGGCTTTGAAATCGACGGGACCACCGACCCGACTACCGGCGCAGTGTGGCGCATTGGTATCCGCATGACCGGCACCCAAGCGGTGGCTACGCGCAATCATGTGCATCACATCGGACGCAACCATGACGCCACCAGCAGTGGTGGGGCAGGCATCTTGATGGACAGCGCCTACGGTGCTACGGGCGGTACGGCATCCCGCAACCTCGTGCATCACATTGGTCCTATCAGTGGGGTGGGCGGCAACTACGTCCAAGGCGTGTACTACACCACCGTTGGCGGCACGATTGAAAACAACATCGTCCACAACGTCACCGGCTGGGGTATCCATGGCTGGCACGATGTCCGCAACACGAAGGTCAACAACAATACTTCGTTTGCCAACGGTCAAGGTGGCTTCATCGTGGGCGGTGGGGATTATGTGAATCTGTCTTCGCCGTGCAACAACATGGTCTTCACCAACAACATCGCCTATTCCAACTCGGGCGTCGGCTTCCGTGAACTTGGGGATAACGGCTCAAGCAACCTGTGGAGCAACAACCTGAGCAACGCCAACACCACCAACTGGGCTCTGAACACGTCCCCCCACGTCAATGATGTGGCTGGATCGCCGTTGTTCGTGAACTACCAAGCGGATGGAAGCGGCGACTACCACTTGAGTATTGCCTCCCCGGCTATTGGAAGTGGTTTGGCCACCTATGCACCTTCGGTGGATTTCATTGGCACCACCCGCACTTCACCGTACGACCTGGGCGCCTACAAAGCCTGATCTGTGCAATTGATTGCGCAAGCCCGGTAGAGATACCGGGCTTTTATTTTGTCCAATGGAATGATTTCCCTCTGGATAGGTGCTGTGAGGTAAGGTAGACTTGGCACCTATTGATTGGTGGCACTTTGCCCACGTCAAACTCTTGTTCAACCTACAGAGGCAAATCATGGAAAAAGCAAATAGCATCGACGCTTGTGGCGCATCCGTCCAGCGTGGGGCAGGCCACAACGAAGGGGCAGAAGCCCATGGTCACTATGTCGTTCAGTGCTTCGACGCTGATGGCAACCACAAATGGACCGACGACATCGACAATCTGGTGACCACCCAAGGCAAGAACGATGCCCTCGACAAGTATCTGGCAGGAGCCAACTACACCGCCGCATGGGCATTGGGCCTGATCTCCTCGACCAGCTATTCGGCTGTCGCTGCTGGCGACGTGGCCGCACAGATCAACGGCACCAATGGCTGGAAAGAAGCTGGCGCCGCCAACAACCCGACCTACTCGCAAGCTACCCGCCCGGTCCCGGCATTCTCTGCCGCATCGGCTGGCTCCAAGTCCACGTCGGCTGCTGCCACGTTCTCCATCACCTCCTCGGGTACGGTCAAAGGCTGCTTCTTGTCGTCCTCGACCACCAAGGACGGCACGAGCGGCGTGCTGTACTCGGCGGGCCTGTTCTCCGGGGGCGACAAGGCGGTCTCCAGCGGGGACACCTTGTCCGTGACTTATACCGCGAGCCTGTAAGGTGTAGTCATGTGGGGCGCCATCAAACAGTGGTGGATGCATTCTTGGATCGCCTTAGACCAGTTTGCAAACGCTTTCCTGTTTGGTGGCTACCCCGACGAAACGATTTCCAGCAGGTTAGGCAGGCTCCGCCCTTCTTGCGTCTTCTGTAGGTTCGTGTGCCGGATTCTGAATTTTGTATTCCGCCAACCCGACCACTGCAAGACCGCCCTAGAGAATGAAAGGAAGCGGAAGGGGTTCCCGCCTGAACTGCGAAAACAGTAGGAGTGCCCCATGTGGTCCGTCAAGTCCATCAACCTAATCGAACAGCAGTTCGGTAACTGGTATGTGTCCGCCACCTTTTCCAAGGACGACGGCACCGAACGCACGGAGTATCTGAACTTCGGCAATACCGAGCCCACCCAAGAGCAGATTGACGCCAAGACGGCTGAAATCGCCAATATCAAGTCCCTGGCTGAAGCTGCCGATGTCAGCCCACGGCAATCCATTTCCCGTGAAGAGTTCTTTGGCCGGTTCACGGTTGAGGAAGTCGCTGCCGTCTACGCCGCCGCGCAAACCACTCCGCTGGTGATGGCCTACGTCAAGCGTATGGAAATGAATCCGACCATTCATCGGGACAACCCTGACGTGCAGGCCGGTCTTCCTCTGCTGGAAGCTGCGCAATTGATTGCACCGGGCCGTGCCGCTGAAATCCTGAACTGGTAACTACCATGACCACCTACTACATGGATCGTGAGGATGGGGACGACTTTGGGTCGGATTTCTCGTTCTACAACCACCCTACAAGCCCTGCCAATGGCGCGTACTCCACCACTACCGCTGCAAAGTACGGGTCCAATTCCCTGGCATTCAGTGGGGGCTCCACGACATCCAGCGCCAATATCCACTACTTTTACGATGAGTCCTTCCAGTTTAGGGGCTCCCAGTTCACGGTGGAGGCTTGGGTTTATTTCACCTCTCACAGCGCCACGGCAAACGAGGGCATCGCTGGCTTTGGTGTCCTGTCCTCTAGCAACTTGTCGTGGTACTTGGGGATGAATACCTCCGGACAGTTGACCTTCCAGTACTCGTTGACTGGCGCCGCCCTGTTGTCCATCACTTCTGCATTCTCTCCAACCCTGAACACGTGGTATCACGTGGCAGTGGATCGGGATTCTTCGGGCGTAATCCGCCTGTACCTGAATGGGGCAGTGGTTGCCAGCACGACGGATACCGGAAGCCTTTTCGCCTCCAGTAACTCCTTGTACATCGGAAATGATCCGGCTCTTACCCGTCGCTTTCCAGGTTATATGCAGGACATCAGGATCACCAAGGGTATTGCCCGGTATGCCGGGACTTTCACCCCGCCCACTGCCGCTCTCCCCCATACGTTCCCCGAAGACCCATACTTCTACCTCACCTCATTGCTGGTGCATGGCCGCATGGATGGGACGGGCACTTCCTTTGGGCAACGCCTGCGCAACTTTCTTACCGGACTCAACACCAGTTCCAGTGCTTCGGTCAAGCGCACTCTCGTGGATGGAGACAGCATTCGGTTGAAGGCATCCCCAAGCCCAACATTGGTGGGAAACGCCACGTGGACCAAACAGTCCAGAACGGTGACGATCCCCAATGCAGTCACGACCCTTATCAACGACTGCGATACTGCATGGACCGCCGTTTCCCCGGCCACGACCACTACCAGTTCGTCATGCAAGACTGGCACCCTCAGCACGCGGATCACCGTCACCACGTCTTCCGCCATTGGCAAGGTGGCTTACTTGAACTTGGGCAGCACGCTTGACCTGTCCACCTTCCAGCAGATCGCATTTTGGGTACAGTGCAGTTCCGGTTTCCAGGGAAATATCGCAAGCCTGTACCTGTGCACGGACACCACGGGCGATGTGCCGGTGCACCGCATGGACCTCCAGCCAATCAATGCCAATAGCACGTGGCAACCGGCTGTGTACGACTTCAAGACCAACCTGAACAGCGCCATCAAGTCGGTTGCGCTGTACATTCACAGCAAATACGTCGGTAGCCTCACCTTTGGCTTCGACCATATCATTGCATGCAAGTCTTCCTCAAATGACGATTCGCTGACGCTGAACAGCATGATCGGCAAGGCATGCAACCTGAACTGGCAGGCGTCCACAGCATATTCGTTGAACGATATCCGCCGTCCGTCCTCCCCCAACCGTTTCGGCTTGATTTTCAAGGTTACGACGGCGGGGACCACCGGCTCTACGGAACCGACGTGGCCGAAGGAAATCGGGCTGTCCGTTACGGATGGCACGGTGGTGTGGACTGCAACTGATTGCGAAGATACATGGTATGCAATCCGTTCCATTTCCGGCACGACGGTGACTCTGGATACTGGAGGCAGTTCTTCTTCTACCACCGGCACTGGGTATCCGAATGCAACTGAGACCGTAGCGACCTACAAACTGGAACCAGTCATTACGATTTCCGACACTGTTAATGGTGCCAACGGTATTGGAAATGCCGCTAATACTGTGGCATCCAACCCCATCACTATTTCTGGTGGGTGGGACCGCACCAATATGTCTACCCAGTCCAGTGACACGTGGCACAGCGGGATGGATTGCAATGGCCAATTCTTTGATACGGCCTTCAAGAATAATTACGTAATCTCCAACGTCAACGGCACTCGATACAACATCGCCTTCATCAGCAGGACACTCACCACCTTGTGCTTTACTGCAAAGAACGTCCAATTTTCCTGCATGGGAAGTTCAATCGGTCCTTTGATCGGGTCCTACACCTTTCTTTACCTGTATAACTTCACCGCCGCGATGTCGTTTTACGGGCCTTTGCAGAGTTTGAGTGTAGATTCGCTTGTTGGCAACTACATCATCTGCCATTCCAATAACCAAAGTTCCAGCACCACCGCCGTGGGAGGGGGCCAGTCAAGAACGCGCTACAACTACGTTTTTGCCCGCAACAATTCGGGGTATGGTTTGGGAGGGTACACAACAGTCTTCCTCAACTATCTGGTTAATAACTACTATTCTGAGAACAACTCTTCGGCGTCCATCTATATGTCCAGTTCCACCATTTCCTCAGAACTAGTCGTTACAAACGCAACGATCTCTGAGTCCACCGTCACCAACAGCAACTATGACACTTATCAACAAACCTTGATCATTCAAAACCTGAATGGGCAAGGAAGCCATGTTTCTTACTCCAATTTCGGGACTATCCGGTCGGTTACGGACGTGAGAAATACGGCCAGTGGTTTTGCTTGGAGATTTACCACAAATAGTTTCACCACCATGGGTCCATGGATAAACACCCCCATGAGACTCAAGGTGCTGCAACTGGCCGTGAGCGCCAACGTAACCTACAACGTGCGAATTTACGCTCGTCGTGACAACACACTGGCGAGTGGTGCCCTGTTCATGGCGGGGGGTCAAGTGGCAGGATGCCCTTCGGATGTCAGCGTGGTTTGCGATCCGGGCAGCATCAACACGTGGGCGCAATCAAGTGCACTGACCATTACTCCTACGCAAGATGGGGTGGTGGAGTTTGAATTCTTGGTTTATTACAACGGCACGTCGAACTCCAGTTCTGTCAACTACTGGATCGATGACCTCTCGGTGGGTTAAGGAAAAATCATGAGCACAACCATTGCAGACCTCGTAAAAGAGACCACCACGACCACCGGCACGGGGGCCATCACGCTTGCGGGGGCCGTCGCTGGCTTCCGCTCGTTTTCTTCCGTATGTGCGGTAGGAGACAAAGTGGGCTATGTGGTGCGGGGCGTATCCTCCAGCGGCGCATTCACCTCGGAATGGGAGACGGGGGTGGGGACCTACTCCGCCCTCAACACCCTGACCCGCACCAGCGTCAAAGCTTCTTCCAACAGCAATGCCGCCGTGAGTTTCAGTTCGGGTACGAAGCAGGTCTCGCTGACCGTCATCGCCTCCCAAACGGCCTTCCCCGGCTATTTCTCCGTGTCGTCCTATACCGGCACGCTGGACCAGCGGATCGCTGCGGCACTGGCGGACATCTACGCCAACAATGGTGGAGAATTGTTCTTCCCATTCGACTCTGCCGGGTATTCTCCGGGCGCCAGCATCGTGATTGATCCTGGACAGTACAACGGTGGGGCGGGCATCAATGTCAACCTGAACGGCAACACGTTCACCCCGTCCCACACGGGATGGTGCTTCGACTTCAAGACCAACTATTTCGGGGCCAATAACGGAGCCATTCTTGGCAAGAAGCCGGTTCGCCTGTTGGGTAACGGGGCAACCATCTACACCAGCAACACGGCGGCATCGGGTGGCGTGCGCTGGCAAGATACCGTTGCATGGCGTATGGATGACTTGACCATCAAGGGTTATTCCAGTGGTACGGCATTGCAGTTGTACATTACGAGCAACGACCACTCCACGTGGGTGGAGCATGGCGAAGTGTCCAACGTGCGTGGTTCTGGCAATCTGAACGGCTTGTACTTGAAGTCGTCCAACTCCACGGCTTCGTTCCTGGGCAACAGCTTCCGCAACCTTGCGTTTGAAGGCACCGTCAACAACTCCATCCTGTACAACTTGGAAGGACTGTTGTTCAATTGCACGTTCTCTCAGGTTGGCGGGTACTACAATCAGGGCGGGGCTACAGGCGGCATGGGTTTCTACCTGAACGGTGGCTACTGTGGCACGACGTTCACTACTCCATGGATCGATGCTGGCGGTGCGGGCACCCAAAGCGTGGCTACCGATATTGTGTTCGGTCCGAACTATGAAGGCATCACGGCGCAGTACCAGCCTATCTTCCTCGGTGTGACGGAAATCGACTTGCCCATCAACTGGCGTGCCAACATCCAAGTGGTGGGTCCGACCAACATCACCGGGGCACTGTCCGGGCTGGCGTCCGCCAATCCACGTGAGGTGATGGTTACCAACCGCACCTATTACGTGTCCACCACGGGTTCAGACACGGCCAACACCGGCCTGTCGTCTTCGTCGCCATTCGCCACCGTCGCCAACGCCCTTAGCGTCATCTACGGCACCTTGGACTGCGCCGGATTCAACGTGACCATCAAGCTGGCTGATGGCACCTACACGGCGCCCATCACCATTTCGGGCAACCCCATGGGGATTGGCTCTGGCACCTTCACCATAGAAGGCAATGCGACCACCCCCGGAAACGTTGTCCTGTCGTGCTCAGCCGACTGTTTCGTGGCCAAGAACGATGCCAGCGTATCCGTCAAGGGGCTAAAATTCCAAACCACGAGTGGGACTGGTCTCAAGACCGACAGCGGCGCGCGCATCTTTGTCCTTGATGGGTGCCAGTTCGGCTCCTGTACGGCACAACACATCTTCGCCACCGTGAAGTCGATGGTCCAAGTGCTGGCCAACTACACCATCACCGGCAACGCTCCAATCCACTGGAACGCTGCTTTGGATTCGACTATCCTCTCGTTTGGGAACACCATCGACGCGAGCAACCGGGCATTCAGCAACATTTTTGCCACTGCCACGGAGACCTCCATCATTGCGGTGTCGGGGACGTTCACCACGACGGGCAGCACGGGAACCCGCTACTACATCACCAGCGGTGCGACCATCCAGACCTACGGTGCGGGTGCTAACTACTTGCCGGGTAATGCTGCTGGATACGCCGATACCGCCACGTACGGGCAGTATCTCTAACTATGATAAAGGGGTAGGGCCATGTCCTTAGCTGATGGCGCAATTGCAGAATTATCGGTAGCGGAAGCGCCCGACCCCACAGTCAATCCGTTCTTTACAAAGGTTTTACCCCTCGACATCGCGTTCAGGGGGACGCCTTTCGTCCAGTATGGACCGGGCCTCCAAACCCCGACCCTTGACTACGCTTTCAAGGGCCAGCCAATCACCCTCTACGGGGATGCCGGGGTTACGTACTCTCTTGACGTGAACGAAGCGGCATCCGCTTCGGATACTCTCGGAGTGGTTCTAACGGCGCTACCCTCGGTGACCGAATCGCAGTCGCCTACGGATACTACGTCGGCCACCAAGGCAACCTCATCTTCCAGGACAGAGGCCGGGACGGCTGCTGACACGGTAGATGCAGTTGGCGGCATCGTATCCGACGTGTCGGAATCCAACACGTCCAATGTATCCGTGGATGCCGTTCTTCTGGTGGACAGAAGCATAACCGAATCAGCCACATCCGCATCGTCCCAAGACTCGGTACGAACCCTTGCCGTGGATGTTACGGAAGTCGCTACCGCCGCTGACGACTCGGAGCGTGGCCTTGATATTGTTTTGGATGTGACCGAAGCCACCACCGCATCCGAAGCTGTCACAGTCACGGTGCTCTATGTAAGCAGCGTGACAGAATCCGGTATCGCTTCCGATGGTACGGATGGCTCTGGCACCACCAAAGCGGGAAAGAAGACCAAGGCCACGGTGACGGAACCGGCCACTGCGACTACAACCCAAAGTGCTGGCCGCAAATCCCTCGTATTCATGTCGGAGATTACGACGGCCACGGATCACAACGACGCCACCGTGGTGTCCACCATCAAGCCGGTTGCATTGGTTGAAGCCGCTGCTGCCGCCGACGTGGAAGTCCCGAACGTATCCACCACCTCTGGACAGGCTGAGAACAGCATTGCCGCAGTCGTGTCGTCGGCCAGCTACATCGGCAACGTGATCGTGTCTGCTGAATCCACCCCGGCAACGGACAGCTTCACGGTGAAGTGGCAGACCAGCGCAACGACCACGGAAAGCGGCACCGCCCTTGAGGCAGCGGATAGCACCACTCAAATGGATCGTGCGGTTGTGGAGGTCGCTGTAGCCTCGGAAGGCATTGATACCGCCGTTGATTGGGCAGTGGATACGGCTGAGCCCGTCTACGCCGACGAGGCTGTGGACATCCTTGTGGATTACTCGGAACAAGTTGTGGAAAACTTGTCCGCGCAAGATTCACTGATCGAGTTCGTGAATCCCCCTGATCCGGTGTTCATCTTTGAAGCCGTGGCTGCTGACGATATCGCGCAAGCCATGGTGATCGTCAACGCTGAGATTGAGGAACCGACCGATTACTTGACCAGTGCGACCGACTTGTATGGGTATTACTTACCCGCTGATCCTGTGTCTGAATCGGCTGCTGCCACTGACGAGAGTGGGTGCACGGTGGACCGCGTGGCCACCATGACGGAATTCACGGCGGCGTTGGAATCTGCTGGCGTCATCGCCCTTTTCCATGCTGATGTCACGGAGTCACTGCCTGCTGATGAAGTCTGTGACGCCACCCGCGCCGCCCGCCTGTTCAAGTCCAAGTTGGTGACGGTGGAGTTCCAAGAGACGGTGAAGCGATCTGTCGCGCTGCAATTGATTGCGCGGCGCACGATCAACTTCTGCGGCAAGGTGGTTGCGCGTCGTGTACCATTTACCGATCCAAATTGATTTGAGGCAATCATGAGCAACTACACTTTTGTCGAAAACGATACCGGCGCGGAATTGCGCGTGACGTGCACGGAAGGGGATAACGAAACGCCCATCGACCTGACCCAAGCCACCGTCGTGCTGCGCTGGAAGGGCAGTGAGTCAGACGAGGCGGTGGAGCGCACCATGGGGGTGTATGGTGACTCTGCCTTGGGTGTGGCCACCTATGTCTTCCAGGCTAATGAACTGGTCTCGCCCATGATGACCTTTGAACTCCAGATCACAGACGCGGCAGGTAACGTGCGGACTTCCCTTGACTCATTCTCCGAGCGGGTCCGGACCAGAATTTCCTGAATTTGTTCGTAGGAATCGTCTGATATAAACTCATGCCCACTGGAAATACCACCAGTTTTTCCCGAAATTTATAGGCATGTTCATTATTTAAAATTGTTCGGTGGAAATTCAGAGCCTATACTGTCTCCGCCTGAACAATCAACTGCAATTGAGGATATCGCCATGATGCGACAGCAAAAGAGCAAGTTGGTTTTTCTTCGGTTAGCTCTTGGTGTGGAAATGTTGCTGTCCAGTATCTTGGTCTGCACCTCATACACGTGGGGCTACGTCTTCAGCAATCAGGCACAGTTGGTGATCTGGTCCACGTTTCTTGCATTTGGCGGGGTGTGGCTATTCCTTAGCTCCATCACCCACATCCACGATTCCGACTGGTTTTACCCAAACCGCAAAAAAGAATTCAGGACAAGCATGTTTATGAGTCGCTTTTCCATCGTGGAATTCTTTTACTGCGGCGCCGTTTGGGGAGGTATTTGGTGGGAGTCGCTGGTGAATCCGGGGCATCATTTCTTGGATATCCTGGCTCCCGTAAATGTGGGCTTCTTACTGCTGCTGGCCTTCAAGGATGCGGTGGTGAAACGTGAAAAGGCTGTGGTACACCATGAGACTCCTGCCAGAAAAGCTACAGCAAAAACTCCTTGTGATCGCATGGCTGATCCTGTTCGGGTACGCACCGAGCGTGTACGCGGCTGAGGCCTTCCTTGGCCCGCTCGACATCCCACTGAAGACCTACCTGTACGTGTGCTGGATGGGGACTTGGGGGTCCCTCGCCGCCTTCCTTCAAAAGTATGCAGCAAATCAATTGGGCGACCGCTGGAAAGCCTATCTACTGCGCGATGTAGTCAACTCCAACCTTGCCGCTATCCTTGTGTTTTGGTGTAGCAATCATTTCGGGGTTCCCAAGGCTCTGGAAGCCATCGCCTACACCCTGGCTGGTTACGGCGGTGCTCGCACGATGGAGTGGGGTTACCGCAAGTGGATCGCCACCTCGGATACCTTGATCGATAAGAAGCTGAATATCACCCCCACCCCTGTGCCGGTGGTGGACGTTGATGCTCATACTCCTACGGAGCCCAAACCATGAAAGTCTCTGCCAAAGCCGTACAAGTCCTCAAGCACTATGAGCAGGGTCCGGGGGGTGGGTGGGCCAAGGTCCCGTATATCTGCCCTGCCGGTAAGAACACTGTCGGGTGGGGCCATGTGATCCTGCCCGGCGAGTCATTCACCTACCCCATGGATGAGGCTACCGCCGATGCCCTTGCCATGAGTGACTTGAACAAAAAGGCCGTGGAAGTGGAGCGTCTGCTGAAAGTCACGCCGACCCAAGACGAGTTCGACGCACTGGTGCTGCTGGCATACAACACTGGCGTAGGCAAGGCTGACGGTATCAAGGGGGATTTTGCTGACTCCACGCTGCTGGCGTACTACAATGCAGGTAAGAAACAACTTGCCGCTGCGGAATTCGGTAAATGGATTTACGGCGGAAGCAAGGTTCTGAACGGTCTGATCTTACGCCGCAAGACAGAATCAACCCTGTTCCTGACGGGACAAGTAGTCTTCTGATCCAAACCATTCAAGGAGTGTGAAATGTTTTCTCTCGCCACTATCATTGGCGCTGCAATCAATTGCGCAAAGAATTTGCTGAAGCCCCCCTTCCTCTACTTCGTGATCGCGGGAGCCATGTTAGTGGGCGCTTACTTCTACCACGTCCGTGCGGTGGAGGTTGCCTATGATTCAGGCTACACCAAGGGGGTGGATGACACGAAAGCCATCGCCAAGAAGCAAAAGGAAGCGGAAGACCGCCGCAACGAACAACTACGCCAGCAAGAGCGGGATGCCCAAGAACTGGCATTGCTCACCATCCAACGGAAGCTTCAAGACGCTGAAGCTAAACTGGCCAAGAAGGTTCAAGTCATCACTAAGGAGGTAACCAAGTATGTCACCCAAAAAGCTGATTCTGAGTGCGTCGTTACTGCTGGCTTCGTGCACGTCCACAACCTGTCCACAACAAGCACCCCTGACGACGTGGCCAGCCGCGAGCCCGGAAATGTTGACACACCGACCTCCGTTACTCTCTCTGACATCGCCAAAGTCGACACCGCAAACAACGCCGAATGCCAGTTCCGCGCCCAAGTGATCGACAGTTGGATTGAGTGGTATAACCGCAACCAAGCCATATGGGAGCAGGCGGTAAAACAACAGCAGGAGGCCGTCCCCAGCCAGTGAAGTTTGACAAACCAAGATACAGAAGCTATACTCTTGGGATGAAAAATCAGTGTGACGCACTCAATTGCATCCCCATTTGACAAACCAAGAAATTGGTTATAGAATGGGGATGTTCATTTTTGCTAAGGATTAGCTACTATGTTCGACATTGCTATCAAATCAGGCATCCCCGTCATTGGGGTGCAAACCGACGACCTTCCGAACTTTGAGGCAGTGTTGCAGAAGGTCACGAAGGCAACTCCGCGAGAACTGCCAAAGACGTTCCCGGCCCATTTCTCCAACAAGTACATCTACTTCACCAATTCGCTCGACTTGGTGTCGGTGGACCTGTACAGCCGGTTGATGGGGGACAACGCCCAACTCGTGGTGATCAACCCGGAAAAGAAATCCGACTTGGTGTTTGATGCCGGAATCATGCCAACGCCGCCTGAAATGGTGCGCGACTACCTGAAGCACGTACTGCCTGAAGAACAGATTGACGACACCATGAAGGCTCTGAAGGGCATGAGCCTGAAGACCATCGGGGAAATCGTCATGATGACTCAGGCTCGCACAGGCGGCACCGCCATCAGTGAGGTGAGGCGCACCCGCGCCATGTTTGGCGGGTCCGTGCAGGGTCTCTACCCTGTTGACACGGAAATCGACTTCTATCAGATGCCTCCGCAGATCGAAGAATGGCTGACGTTGAACCGGCCCTACTTCCTAGGGGAGAACATTCCTCCCAAGCTGCGCCCTCGTGGCATCCTGATGGCTGGACCTCCTGGCGTGGGCAAGTCCATGGGCGCCAAGGCCATCGCCAACTACTTCGATGTGCCCCTGTACCGCCTGGACATCGCCACCACCATGAACCGCTACATCGGAGAGTCAGAGGCCCGTGTTGCTCGTTCGCTGGCGCTGATCGAAAAAGAATCACCGTGTGTCCTGTTGCTGGACGAGGTGGAGAAGATTTTCTCCGACAAGGACGACGCAGGGGTGACCTCGCGCATCCTGTCCCAATTACTGTGGTGGCTGGCCGATCACCAAAGCCAGATCATTACCGTGATGACCACCAACAACAAGAGCATCATTCCCCCGGAACTGTACCGGGAAGGCCGCGTTGATTTCACCTTGGAGATCATGCGCCTGAGTCTGGAAGAAGCGATCCAGTTCGGGGCCAAGGTGTTCCTGTCCATGCTGGGCAAAGGACCTGACACGGGACAATACGTGAAGATTCGTAATATTTTGGAAATGTCCGGTGATACGGAATTCTCTCATGCACTGGTGGCCGAACTGGTCTACAAGTTGATCAAGATGAACGGATGGTACGAATTGGGGGCTAATGTTTGACAAACCAAACAGCAGGGTATATAGTGCCCACAGATAAATCAACAACAAGGAGTGTGAAATGAATGATCTTGTCAAAAGTTTCATGGAAAGTATGCAAGTACCGGAGCAGTTCCGGTCCACGGCCAGCAAGAACGTGTACCACGTGATTGCCAAGAAGGACACCTCCAAGCTGGCTGTGTCCCTCATGCCCAACATCCACGTGGATGGAAAAAACCCACCCACCGTGGCGCTGGTGCTGCGCTTCATCGAAGTGGTGGCACAAGAGGGTGACCAGCCCGTGTTCAAGGGGTTTGATGTCCGTCAGCGCGACGACTTCGTACGTGTGGCCGATGACGTGAAAATCCGGGCTTTCCGAGGTGAAAAGCATATTCTGCCCGTCACCCACCAGCCGGTGAGCGGGTATGACTTCCATATGTTGTTGGAAGAAAACAACGTGCTTTACCAAATCGCGCAGTTCATCCAAGAACGGGTTACACTTGCCGGTGGGGAAGTCACTGTAACTCCTGTTTCCTTCCTACAAGTGCTGGAACACCAACTTGCCAGCATCCCCCACGACAAACCAGCTTTCCTCTTTAAGTTGCCCATCATCAAGGGCTACAATGACGAATCGGCGCCCGATGGTGCAGATCAGCAGTAATCCAACCTGACTTTAAACAAGGAGTGTAATCATGAGCGACACACAAGACGCACCGCAACTCGGACGCAACCCGTGCATGACCAATGGCCGCACTACCGTCAACACCTATCTGGTGGTGGCGGTGCGCAACGACGTGAAAGCCTACAACGCCATCGGCGTGCGCAAACTGGGCCATGACAAGTTCAAGTTTCACCTGTGGCCGAATGCCCGCGTGCTGGGCGTTGGCTCGTACCTGGAAGAGAACTTCCCTGGCCGCACCTACAACCGGGATGCAGGATACTCCGCCACTGGCTACGTCGGCATCGTGCTGAGCCGTGCTGAAACCGAGCAGTTCCTCGACTTCATCAAGACCAAGGACAACCTGACCGTGGCCAAGCGCCAGCACATCATGCAAGTGCTGGACAAGGAAGACGAGTTTGGCGGCGCCGTGGTTTTCAACGAGAAACAGAACGGCATCGACCTGTCCGAGTACGACATCGACGAAGACGACGAGTAAGGCGTTTCCAAGCATCACCCAATGCCGGGGTCATCCCCGGCTTTTTCTCTTCTGCACTAAGGCTCTGTATGTTCGGAAATGTCACCCTCAACCCTCATTATGTGGACCTTCTGGATGGGGATCACCTCGCCGCCCTGATGTTGTCTCAAATCGTGTACTGGTACAAGCCGGGGAAGGATGGTAAGGCCAAGATCAACCTATACAAGAGGGACCAGTATTGGTTGGCAAAATCCCATAAAGAGTGGTTTGAGGAACTGAGATTGACCCGGTTTCAGTCCCAACGATGCTTGGCAAAGTTGAAAGAAAAGGGGCTGATCACGACTGAATTGATGAGGTTCGACGGGTCCCCAACCGTGCATATCCGACTCAATGGAGTGCATGGAAACAGGCTTCCGAATGACTGGAGACCAGCAATGGATTGCGTGGATACCAGCAATGGATTGCCGGTGGACCAGCAAACATTAACAGAGATTACTACAGAGACTACGGCAGAGACTACAAAAGCTGGCGCGGGCTTCGCCCTGCCGGGGCTGTCGCCCCTCGCCAAAGATGAGCCGGGGGAATCTGGCAACAGCGCTTCAGGGGATACCAACCCCGAAGGCAGTTTGGAAGAAGCCGCGCCGATTAACAAAAAGACAAGCAAGGAGCAAGCTATGGCAACCGTTGCTGAAATTCTGAAGAAGCAAGCCGAGAAGTCCAAGGGCGTCACGCCGAATACAAAGGCCGGACTGTACTACCTGTGGCAGAAACGCATGGCCAGCATCACCGGGGGATTTTCCAAGGAGTTGACCCTGAAGGAGAAGGGGCAGTTGGGGCAATACTTGACCAAGGCCGGTGAGAGTGCGGGTGAGGCCCTGGACTTCGCCCTGAACAATTGGAACAAATTCACCCATGCGGTACAGAAGGCCAAGGGGCAAGCCTCTAGTCCTGACCTTCCCGTCCCCGGCTATGTGCTGGCCAACTACGACGTTCTGCTGCAATTGATTGCGCAGAAGCCAGTCCAAGCCAAGCCTGTTGGGGTTGTCAAACCAGCGCCCGCCCCCGTTGTCAAACCTGAGCCAGTCGTGGAGGACAAACCCACTGCGGAACAGATCGCTGCTGACTTGGCGTTTTTCTCATCCAAGAGTTAATCAAAGGAGTTGATGTGGACATTGGAATCCTAGATTTGCAGAGGCATGAGCGCTTGATTTCTGACATCACCCATGTCAGTGAAATGGCGAACATTCCGATCAAATTCATCACGCACAGCATGAAGGAGTTCTGCCCTCAAGAGGACATGGACTTCGTGCGTCACCACCGCAAGCTGAAGGCTGAAGGCAAGTCCGGACTCCTGATGGTGGGCGAGTCCAACGCGGAGACTCGCATGATGGCCATGTGTGGAGCGTTCATCCGCAACTTCATCGACGCCCGCGTGATCCCCGTCAATACCCTGTTGGCCGCACAGGAATCCGGTGACGTGCCCAACCCCTCCGTCCTGCTGATCCCCAACCTCTACCTCGACCTGTTCGGTAAAAGCCTACCGGCATGGAAGGTCCAAGCCCTGTATGACCTGATCCTGTCCCGCTTCGTGGCTGGTAAGGTCACGATCTTCTACGCGGAAAATATGAGTGGACTGGAGAAAGCCTACGGGCGCATGTTCGCTGACCACCTGAACAACAACTACCAGTTGATGGAGGCAAAATGAGCGGTGGATTTCAACTCGGATTGCGCTGCATTCGTCGGCTTGTGGAAGATCAAATGCCTCTTGCATGGCATAAGGCCAAGCTGTCGGAAAAGATGTTCAAGGGGGAGAACGAAATCCTTGCGTTCCGCTTTGTTGACGAGTTCGTGGCCAAGTACCATTCCCTGCCACAACTTGCAACGTTGGCCAAGGAATGCCCGGAAATCATGGAGGTGGTGTGCCCGGAGCCCGCCAAGTTCTATGTGGACAAGGTGGACGCACGCTACGCCCACAAGGTGATAAACGAGGCCAACCTTGCCTCCCAAGAGGTGATGAACGCCAACAAGGATGACTCAGAGAAGGCCCTTGGCATCATGAAGAAGGCCATCAAGGACATCGAGTCCCAGCGCTTCCGTCAACGCCTGCTGGACTTCGGTGCTGAGGCCCCTGGCATGGTGATGTCGGCTTACCACAACACTGTGGCCACGGACAGTGGCATCAAGTTCTACTGGCCCTACCTCGACAATATGGGCACGGTCGAACCCGGTGGAGTCGTGTCGTTCATTGGGCGCCCTGCTGCTGGCAAGACGTTCAAGGTCCTGCGCACCGCCCTGAAGAACTGGCAGGCGGGCAAGAATGTCCTGCTGGTATCCATGGAAATGAATCCTCTTTCCATCGCACAGCGCGTGACGGCCATGTATGCCGGGACCAACTTGACCCAACTCAAGAAGGGTGCGTTTGCTACCCCCACCTACCAGAAGTTTGTGGAAGGCTTGAAGGGCATCGCCAACGAGAAGGCCAAGTTCTACGTGGTGGACGGCAATCTTGCCGCGACTCCGGAAGACATCTACATGCTGGCATCACAACTGGGCGTGGACGTGGTGTTTATCGATGGTGCCTACCTGTTGCGACACCTGAATCCGCGCCTTGACCGCTACACGAAAGTGGCCGAGAACTGCGAGACCATGAAGCACCTGACGGAAGAACTGGAAATCCCGACGTTTGCCTCCTGGCAGTTCAACCGCGAAGCCAGTAAGAAGCAGAAGCATGGCAACGGCCAGAAAGGTGGGTTGGAGGACATCGCGTTCTCGGATGCCATCGGCCAGATTTCATCCATCGTGCTGGCCCTGTTCCAAGAGGATGGCGTGGAGACCATGTACCACCGGGTGATCGACCTGTTGAAAGGCCGGGATGGGCAGATCGGGCAATTCAAAATCCATTGGAATTTCAATTCAATGATTTTTGACCAATTAATGGAGGAATATGAGCAACATGAAGACAGCGAAGTTGCTGAATTCATTTGACAAACCTAGCTAGGAAGTGTATAGTTGCTGTATAGTAAGCTAACGTTCTCAACGGAGGCTACTATGGAAAACGAAGACACCTTTCTCATCAGGGTAGATAGCAAAGTGATCATCAGCAATTTCGATGACGACTTTGATGGGCAAACTGGACTCATCCTTGGCTTTGAAGGCGGGGATGAGGACGAAGAGGAAGACGACAATCCGGACCCGGAGGACTATTTCGCCATCGTGTTGCTGGATGAGCCGTCAGTGAAGCATGGAGTCCGCGCCATCCTTGTTCCCGTCATGTGCTTGGATGTGCTGGTGGCAAATTAACGTAATGCAATTCTAAGGAGTAGATCATGGCTGTCAAATTTGGCAAGGGCAAAGCTGCCCAAGAACAATCATCCGCGCAATCAATTGCAAAACCTGCGCACAAGCCTGTCTTCAAGCACCTGACCGACGAACAACTTCTGGTCAACGAACTGTGCCTGATCGAAGAACAACTGAAGGAGATCGAAGCCTTCAAATTGCTGGAAAAGAAAGAGGTCATCAAGAGGAAACTTGCCGATATCGCCGCATCGTCTGACCCGGCAACGGAAGTCGTCCTGCATGGCACGGATGGCAACCGGGTGGTGTTCAGCACACCTCCGGTGATGCGGGAAATCTCCGACAAACCAGCCTTCATCCAGAAATTGGGAGTTGGTTTGTTCAAGAAAATTGCCAAGGTGACGTTCACGGACGCCGAGAAGTACCTGTCCGAAGAAGAACTGGCGGACGTGGTTTCCATGTCTTATGGCACACGCCGCTTGACCTACGTCGGAAAATGATCGCCAAATCCCTCAAAGGAGTTGAGCATTTTTGTGACAACTCAAAATGTGGCATGCACGCGACTATGTTTCCAGTGCGGCCACATGATCCCCTAAATGACCATGTACCACAAAAGATTGGGTTCAAGGGGGTACGGTACACCTTCATGCGGAGTTACAGCGGGCTGGAGGTTGAAATACATTTGTGTGAGTCATGCTACAAGGCCATGCGTATTGTTGAGTATGTGTGGCCCAAGCATCTGATGGAGACCGCATCTTACCAACCCGCTTGTTTCAACCCTAAATGTAACCTTCATGGCAAGACGGTATTATCCGGAGTGAAAGAGCTACAGATACCTATTGTTAATAAAATGCTTTCCACTGGTCCATCTGCTGCTGTCACGGAGCCAGTCAAGTACGAGGTGTTAAAAGTCCACCGCCATCTATGGTTTCACCAACCTAATTCGGGGATTGAAACCCAATCCTGTTATCTGTGTGGAGCATGCAACAACGCATTTATTGAATTTGGGGAAGGGGAGACAGGATGACGCCAGAAACCGCCGCTAATTTGATCAAGATGATGAAGTCCACCCCAGTCCCCTACGATGGTGGGGGGTGGGTGAAGGCTCCATGCCCACTGGCCCGGTGGACCCATCAGAGCGGCAAGGACTCCAACCCATCGTTCGGCATCAGCATCAAGCCGGGTGAACGGTCCCACTACCATTGCTTCGCATGTTCCAGTGGTTCCCTCCAAGAGTTGGCTGGTGCGCTCGTCATGCACCTCCAGAAGCATGCTCCGGAAAACCTCAAGCTGTACCCGATCAACCAGATTTTCCAAATCGTTGAGGACGAGGAACTTGCCGTCATCCCACTGCCTGACTATGAGGACACCCAATCGTCCCCGTACGAAGATTTTCAGGAGTGGCCCCAATACTTCATCGAGTCGTTCCCTGAATGGCGCTATAGCAAGGATTGCGTGGACTACCTCAAGAAGAGGGGCGTCACCAAGGAGCAGGCCATACAGCACGACATACGCTGGGACCCACACCACCGGAGAGCGGTGTTTCCCTACCGGAGCGTGTATGGCAAGCTGGCGGGAGCACGTGGCCGGGCAGTGGACGACGTGGAGTTCAAGCACTTCGACTACACGTGGAATGGCGTCAATAATGCGGGATTGGTCTGGTACAACGAAGAAGTCTTCAACAACGAACAGCCCATTGTCGTGGTTGAGGGGCAATTCGACTGTCTTGCCGTGGAGCGCTGCTACCCCCACGTGATCGCCAACCTTACCGCCAAGCCGTCACCCTTCAAGATGAAGCGCCTGCAATCGGCGGAAGGCTTAATTTTCATGACGGACAACGACAAGGCTGGCAATGCTGCCATGGAGAAATACATTGCCTACGCGCAGCACCACAAGTTAGACTATTACCCTCTGTACTTGCCCAAGGAGTATGACGAAAAGGGCAACTTCATCAAGCTGGACCCCGGTTCTCTCGGAACTGATTGGATTCGCACAGAACTGCAAAAAATCGGTGTTCTAGCTGAAAATGATTTGACAAACTAAGTCGTCTTGGGTTAGTATGGACCTGTCCCGTGAGGACAACAAACTCCCTTAATCTCAATTTTCCAAGGTGAAAATAATGGCCGTGTCATGGATGAAACAAGGCGCTGCATCGGCAGACCTCGCCAAGCAAGAAGAAGCAGCACAAGAACTCCGCAAGTCGCAACAAGGCAAGCTGTACCGCTGGTTCCTGAAGGACAAGGAAGACGCCGCACTGACTTTCGTGGACGGTGATCTGTCCCCGGAAGGGTTCCTCCTGCCCCCGCGTTTCTACGAACACATGGTGAAGGTGGCCGGGCAATGGCAAACCCACGTGTGCCCGGAACAGACCAACCCTGGCAGTGGCCAGAAATGCCCGATTTGCGAGCAGGGTGAGAAGGCATCCCTCGTGGCCGTGCTCACCGTGATCGACCACCGTTCGTTCAAGGGCAAGGACGACAAGGTGTATGCCAACCAACGCCGCCTGTTCGTGTGCAAAGGCCAAACCTTTGAACTGCTGAACAAATTGGCCATCAAGCGTGGTGGACTGGCCGGTTGCCGCTTCGATGTGTCGCGTAATGGCGACAAGGCCCCGGCAGTGGGCAACCTGTTCGACTTCACGGACAAACAGGACATCGAGTTGCTGAAGGCGAAGTACACCCGCACCTACGAAGACAAGGACGGCAACAAGCACACCGTCTGCGACTTTGAGCCCGCGAACTACGAGGAAGAAATCATCTTCCGCGATGAAATGGAACTGCGCAAGATGGGCTTCGGCAAGGGCAACGCCACGGGCGGCATGTCGGGCTTCAGCGGTTCGGCGCCGGGTGGCAACGCCGGTAGCAAGGTGGATTACTCCGACCAACTGTAATCCATCAACACGCAGTCAAGGCCCACCCACAAGGTGGGCTTTTTTCCAAGGAGTGTGAATGTTTCTGACTCAACAACTTCCCATCAGTACCGGCGCCATGTCGGCCTTTCCCTACTCCCCGGAACTGGAAGCCGCATTCCTGTTCAAACCGAAGTTTGGAGAAGTGGTCAACGTGTCTGTGAAGGATGGAGGAACGCTGTTTGTGCCGAGAAACCTCGCACCTCTCGGAAAGACAGACTACCGGACGAGCAACCAACTTGGCGCAATCAATTGCGCGAAGCCGCCACGTGACGACGAGCAAGCCAAGCTGATTGCCAAATCAATTGCTTTGCTGGAGCATGGATACAGCCACGTCTTTGAAGCTCCTACCGGATTTGGCAAGACCTACTGTGGCGTGGCTGTCGCTGGCGCTGTGGGGGAGGCAACCCTCATCCTCGTGACCAAGGAAGATTTGGTTCATAGCTGGAGGGATACTCTCATCCACCTGATGGGGATTCCTGCCCATGAGATTGGCCACATCCAGCAGAACAAGTGTGACTACGTGGGCAAGCGTTTTGTGATCGCCATGGTGCATTCGATCATCATTCCGGACAAATACCCCCCGGAAATGTACAAGTATTTTGGGTTGGTGATCTTTGACGAGGTGCACCGCATGGCTGCTGACTCGTTCGTGCAAGCCTGTCAAATGTTGTACGCCAAGCTGCGCCTTGGATTCTCCGCCACCACCAAGCGTGGGGATGGCAAGTGGGAGATCATCGAAGGACATATTGGTGAAGTCATGGTGCGCGGAACCTCCATTCCCATGCACGCCAAGATTCTCGTCCGTCGTACAGGGTGGAAACCACCCAAGATGCCGCTCCAACCCGGAAAGCTTATGCATGTGTACAAGCTGATGGCCAAGGATAAGGAGCGCAACATGCACGCCGTTGAATTCACGGTGTCGGCATTCAAGGCTGGCCGCAATATCCTGCTGCTATCCGATTTACTGGATGATCACCTGAAGCCCCTGTTTCATCTATTGGCTCAAAATGGAATCCCCGGTGACCTGATGGACTTCTATGTTGGGGGCCGGACCAAGGCTGAATTGGAAGCAGCAAAGAAAGCCCGTGTGTGTTTGGGCACCTATAAGATGTGCTCTGAAGGAACCGATAACCCAGCTTGGGATACTCTCGTATTTCTAACCCCTCATGCGGAAATAGAACAATCCTTGGGCCGCATCCTTCGCAAGAAGGAAGGCAAAAAGGAGCCCGTAGCTCTGGACTTGGTAGACAACCATAGCATTCTTCAAGGTTATTACCTGAAGCGTGAGCATCAGTACTTCAAGGGCAAACACAAGGTAGTAAAAATGGATTAAAGGAGTTAGAAATGAATGACCAGCAAGAAACCGCATACCAGCGGTGGTATAAGAACCATAAACACGAATTGGCCGAGAAACGTCGTGAACGTTACCAGAACGACCCGGAGTACCGGCAAAAGGCACTGGACCGTAAGGCCAAACAACTGGAAAAGCACCGCGCACTGAATCAGCGTCCGGCAGGCTACAACCATACCTTGCAAGATATGGCCAAGCACCTGGACGTGACGGTGTGGACTCTCCGTGAGTGGAGAAAGAAGGACTACTTCCCCGAACCAATGAAAGTGGGACGCAACCTTTTGTTCACCGACACTCAACTAGGGTTGTTAGGTGCTCTCCAACAATTCCTCAAGGAACACGGCAAGCGCCTGTCACGAGCTAGCCGGGAGAAACTGCAAGACGTGACCAACTTCATTCATGCCAACTGGAATTGAACATGGGCCTCAATATCAACAAGAATGTGGTAAGCAAACCCAAGGCAAACCCGTATGATATCCACCTGAATCCCGCTGTGGCCAAGGTGGATGCCATTCAGACCAAGACACACAAGGACGGGACCAAGAGTGAAACAACCCTATTGGAAGAAACAGTAACGGTGCACAAGGGAATTCAAACCTCTGGTGAGCCGTGCAAGGTTCGCGTGAGTGGTGGCCAAACCATCAGCACCGCACCCTATGAAACTGTCCGTTTGGATATTTCCCTTGAAATGCCATGCGATAAGGCCCAATTAGAAGAAACATTTGAATTCGTTTCTGATTGGGTCTCTGAAAAGATCATCAACGCTGTGAAACAAATCAAGGGATAGACCATGGGACTGAGCATTGGCGGTGTGAAGATGGCGGAGCCGGTAGTTGAAGCATCCGGTGAGGAAATCAAGGAATCGCCGAAAGAAAAGAAACTCTCCGAACTCAATCAAGTCTTGGCCCAACTCCGTAAGGAGAAGCCCGGCTTGGTGGTGGAAGCCAATACGATCCCCAACGTGGAGCGCATTCCCACGGGGGTGTGGGAGTTCGATGACGCCACGGGGGGTGGGTTCCCCATGGGACGCTACTCCATCGTCTATGGACCGGAGAGTAGCGGTAAAACCAACCTGTGCTACAAGGCCGTGGCCAACGCACAACGCCGTCCCGCCCCATGCAACAAGGTGGTGTGGATTGACTTGGAAGGCACGTTCGATCCCACGTGGGCCGCACTGTTCGGTGTTGACGTGGACGAATTGATCCTGATCAAGCCTGCCTATGGCGAAGAGGCAGTGGACGCCATGGATGCCGTCGTGCGGGCGGAAGATGTGGCCCTGGTGGTGCTCGACTCACTGGCCGTGGTCACCTCCACCAAGGAGTTGGAACAGTCCGTGGAGAAGTTCGATGTGGGCACCGCATCCATCCTGATCAAGCGTATGTGCAACAAGATCGTGATCGGGCAGACCATCGAAGCCCGTCGTGGGCACCACCCTGCCGTGATCCTCGTGAACCAGACCCGCTTCAAGATCGGTGTGATGTTCGGTGACCCGGAGACGATGCCGGGAGGTAACACCATGAAATTCCTGTCCAGCCTGACCGTCCGCCTGTATGGTGTGAAGGAAGTGGACAAGAAGATCAACCCGGACATGCCCGCGTACAACGCCACTACGATGGTGGTAAAGAAATCCAAAATTGCCGTCAATGCTGTCAAGGCCGAATACAAGATGGTGTTGGTTCCACACGACGGTATGGTGGTGGGAGACTCCAATAGCTGGAACAACGTCAAGGGTCAACTTCAGCACTATGGCGTCCTGACCAAGACCAACAAGGGCTGGGAACTATTCGGCCACTCTTCCCCGACTCTGGCCGTGTTCCAAGACACCTACATGGGCGAACCTGAGTTTGCAGTCAAGTGCCAGCAGGCCATCATCGCATCTAAGAAAGGCCAAGCATTCCTCATCGAAGCCGAAGGAGCCGCCAAGTGATCTACCATCCTCAACAAAAAATGCCCGACTGCAAGGACGGGAAGAAACACCACGACTGGTATTTCCTGCACAACCGCCCGTGGTACATCCGCAAGGAAAGGTCGGACGGCACGTTCACGACCAAGAAGCTGGACCGTGGCTTTTACACGTGCAAGGACTGTGGGATCACACGGACGGGGAGCCCACGATGAACAAGCAAGAAATCGAATCTTTCCGTAAATGGCATGAAACCCGGCTTGCCGAACTGAATTACCCACCTCGTATCGTTGAAAAGCTGCGTGCCGACCGTGAAAAATGGTTCCAAGGAGTGGCGAAATGAGCATCGAAGACTCTCCATTCATGAAGCGGGCCAAAGCTCGTGGCACCAACGGCCATGGCAAGGAATCAGAAAAGCGCATCGCCAAAGCCAGTGGCGCCCGTCTTACCCCGAACAGTGGTGCTACCCGTGGCTCCAAGGGAGACATGCGCAAGGGTGATTTCTTGATCGAATCGAAGTCCACCATCCATGGCTCCATCAGCATTGACCAAGGCTGGCTGGTCAAGATCAACCATGAGGCGCTGTGCTGTGGCCTGAAACCCGCCCTGACGGTTTCCTTCGTGCTTCCTGATGGGAAGCCCCAGCCTGGGACCAGTGAGTGGGTCATGGTTCCTCGTCGTGTGTTTGACGAATTGACGGAGGAATAATGTTCGTTCTTCACTATCATGAGTTGAGCCCATCTGGTGGCGCAATCAAGTGCAAAAATTGCGGCAAGGAATTTAGGAGTGCTGAGGACCCGCGCATCGAAACCTTGTGCTATGGCGAGAAACAAGAACCCAAGCGGGACCGCCCATATGGCTACAACCGCCAACGTCAACGAAACGTAAAGGTGCTTTGATGGCCGGAATGAAATTCCTTCAGCAAGCGGTAAGCGATGCACTGGCACCCAAAACTTCGATATTGAAGATCATGAGCCAGAACGTGGGTGGATACGCCAAGGCGCGCAGCCACAAGACCGTCCATGCATCGGATGTGACTAAGCCCAACTTTTGCCCACGTCAATATGCATTGCTTGACATCACAGGCGGAGAGAAGAAGGACGAATATATATCCACCGCCATGCAAGCCACTTTCGATGTCGGCAATGCCACCGCTCAACTGTTCACGGACAAGTGGGCCGGTGAGCACATTATTGGCAATTGGAAATGCCGCCGCTGTGGTGATAGAAGGAATTTCACGTGCAAGCCCAAGGATGGGTGCACCACCAGCTTGAAGGGAGGGTGCGACTGGACCTACGACGAAGTGAAGTTTGTGTCCCAAGAGCATGCCGTGTCGGGAAGTCTGGACGCCATCATGGACTTGCTAGCCCCCAAGTTATTCGTGACGGAACTGAAGATTATCAAGGCGGAAGACTTCGTGGAGATTGCCGCCCCGCTGGCCGAGCACCGAATCCGCACGTCCATGTACATGAAGATCATCGAAGAGTCAGACTCCATGTACAAGACTCGCGTGAACTTGCAAGAAGCCCGTGTCTTCTATATCTCGCGTGGGTATGGCAAGAAAAACACAGTCTCAGGGGAAATTGTTCCATTCAAGGAATTCGTGGTGCAACGTGATGACAAGTCTGTTGAGCCCTACCTTGAAAAAGCCAAGATCGTTAAAATCTTCCGCTCCAAGGGAGAAATCCCCCATGGTATCTGCAACACGGCCATGGACACCAACGCCAAGAAGTGTGGCTGCGCCAAGGAGTGCTTTTCTGGTGCGTATCCAGCCGGAAAAATCCATGAAAAGGAAGCAGCATGAAGGTCCTGGGAATTGATGCGAGTACGTACGTTGGTTGTGTGATGCTTGACAATGACTCAGTTTTATCTAAACTGGTTCACTTCAAGGAGTACAAAGGTTTTAAGCGACTTACCTGTATCGAGCAATCCATTGGAAATCTACTGGACGAATGGAAGCCAAATATCGTTGTGATCGAGGGCTATGCCCTTGGTAGCACCAACAATTTGGCTCTCATGGTTGAGGTGGGAACGATGGTGCGCCGCCAACTTCACATACATGGCATCACGCCATGGTGGGTATGCCCCCCAACCCAACTCAAGAAATGGACTACCGGGAAAGGCAACGCCAAGAAGCCCGACATGGCCGCTTCTGTGCTGGATCGGTGGGGATTTACTTCGGCATCAGATGACATCGTGGACGCCTTTGCTCTGGCAAAGATGGGACAAGCCCTGGAGGCCGATCCCAACCTATCTAAGTCTCTCAAAGGAGTAGCCTGTGAACACTAACGAGTACAAGCGCAACATCACCAAGACCCTGCCGGTGCGCTCGACCAAGGCCGCACTGCGCCATCTGGCACGCAACAATGCACGGTCCAACACGCTGTACGCGCTGATAAACCTCAAGACCGCCACCGGTAAGTTCTTGGCCGATATGCAGCCCTATCTGCTGGGCCAAGCAGTTGACGAAGCCATGAAGAAACAGGCGTTCGACTCCATCGGTGACGTAGGGCAATTCCTAGTCGCTGCTGCCAAGGTGGTGGGCGCCAAGCTGCCAAGCTCCACGAAGAAGTCCCGCCTGAAAGACATGACCCGTGGCAAGGCCATCCTCACGCTGGACACCTACGCCACCGAACTGTTGGCCATGGAGAACCGTGTCTTCAACGAATCGCTTGAACTACCCTTGCCGGATGTCCTGAAGCTTGCTCCAGAGGAACAGGAAGCCATCCTGAAGAATGCACGCAAGGCGAATATGGAGATTATCGCCAAGCGCGAAGAACACATCCATCAAGAAATGGCCGATATTTTGCAGAAAATGATTCCGCTGTATTGGTCACTGGTGTACGATATGTTCTCTGTTTCCCCCTCGGAAGTTTTCAAGGCCAACATGGAGAAGGTGGCCGAGAACTACCCGGAAGGCTTCTTCCAAGAAGCCAAGAAGGAAACTGTCCACTGACCCGCGCAATTGAGTGCAAAAGGGTTGGACAAACCAAGAAACTGTGTTACACTGTGTCTGTCGATTGAGATTCCAACCCACTTTAAGGAGTAAGCCATGAATGAGACCAATGAAGGTGCGCAGGTGCAAGAAGCCGCGCCTGAAATCAAAGTTGTGGGCAAGAAGTCCACCAAGTCGGGTGACGTGTTCTTCGATGTCGCGTCCGAAGTCGAAAGCCTGACCCGCCAAAAGGCGCTGTCGCTGGCCGAGACGCTGGCCGAGAACATCGAGACCAACTACTTCAAGCTGGGCGGCGTGCTGAAGCGCATCTACGAGCAAAGCTGGTTTGAAGGCTTTGAGTCGTTCGATGAGTACGTGTACGAGAAGTTCGGCTTCAAGAAGCGCAAGGCCGACTACCTGATGAAAATCTACACCGGCCTGATCGACAAGCAAATCCCGTGGTCCATCGTGGCACCGCTGGGCTGGACCAAGCTGAAAGACCTCGTGGACGTGCTGACGCCGGAAAACGTGGAAGAGTGGGTTGCCAAGGCTGAGAAGCTGACGGTGGTCCAACTCCAAGCCGCGCTGAAAGCTAATGCACCGGAAGGCGAAGCAGGTTCGGCCAAGACCACGAGCGATTCGGTCAAGCTGAAGTTCGACCTGAAGACAGACCAAGCCGAGACCGTGCAGCAAGCACTGAACAAGGCCAAGGCCGACACCGGCACCGAGTTCGATTCGGTGGCACTGGAGAACGTGATGGCGGGCTACCTGTCCGGCCAGATCGCCACGAAAGTGGATACCCAATCGGCGGCGCAAGCCCTGCGTGAACTTGGCTGGGAAGAAGCGCTGAAGCTGTATGCAGCCGTGTTCCCCGGTGTGGACCTGAGCGTGGACAACGTGAACGGCGACGGCACGGTGGAAGCCCCGCAAGCGGAAGCAGCAGCATAAGTTCTGCGATAGGCAGAAACCCGGAAGGCGACCGGGAGAGCAACAGTTAAGACACTCAACACAAATAGCCACCCTCCTGTAGTACGGACGGCAATCCGGGGAGGGCCCACAGTTGGAAGCTTTTCCATCCTCCCTCAGCTCGTCTGGTTCTTTTCAGGACCACGAGCCGGAAAAGCTTCCAACTGTTGGAAAAGAGCTACAGTGGGCACGTAATCCGGATATTCGGCGCCTACTGAACCTGACTACAACCACCTTACGGTAACTCAAGTACCAGAGGACTCGCGGCAGCGTTTGATATGGGTGAGAGGCCCATTCGTAAGGTGCCCCAAACTTTAGGTATCCATCACAGGAGTGTTTAATGGAAACTACAGAGCAGGGACAGGCTCTAATTGCCCCAAACCAAGGAAAGGTGTGGTCCACGGAGGATCAGGATCAACTCAAGCACCTGTTCATGCATGGCTTCGATCTGAAAGCCCTGTGCGACCGGATGGGGAGAACCCCACACGGCATCGTTGCCAAGTTGACCCAACTCGGATTGATCTACATCGACCAGAAGAGTGGTCACTACTTTCCCTGCCCCACAGAACCATGGGCCATGTGGCAAGAGTTGAAATCCTTGTCAGACCAATACAAACCAAGAAACGTCTAAGGTAATCATGGACAAGCACCAAGACACCCTGATGAAGTACGATCCGGCTGAAGGCACGGAAAAACCCTACCCTTCGCATGCCAAGCAGTGGCGAGATTATCATGGATGGGACACGGCATGGTTATTCAATCCATGGACAGGCCAGCGTCGTTTGGCGGGTGATGTGGGGTCGGACCCAAGAGGGTATCTTATCCTGCCGCCCGGAGAACCCGTGTACGCATAAGACAATAGCCAGCCTAGCCGCTGGCTTTTTTGTTTCCTAAAAGCGACATTTTGAGAATTAGTTTGACAAACCCAAATAGACGGTTTATAGTAAGAATGTAGCGAATTACTGCAAGGAGTGCGGAAATGGGACTGAAGATCAAATTTCAAAAGCCACCCAATCCCCAACCTGAATTGGAACAGAGGGAAGATTCCATTTTTGATGCCCTAGGACAATTCTTAACGGGTAAAATGGGAACCCTCATGTTAGTGCACCGTGGCAACGGTCAGTCGTACCGAGTCATCAAGTACGACGCCAAGACCCAGCGGGTGCTATTGGTGACGAGCGACAAAAAGAAGCTCAATCCAATGCTGACGGAGCGGGAAGCCAAGATTTACAAACCAATGTGGCGCTGAGGCTCCCCACACTGCTAGAATTGCCCTGATGTAACCTTTATTGGAGGAAATCATGGGTAAGCGAGCGGTGGAGGTAACACCAGAGATAGAAGCATTCTTGAGGCGACGGTATGAGAAATACTTGGCCACCAAGTTCCAAACAGGGGGGCGGGGTGTCATGACCTACCGGCAATTCAAGGATAAGATGCTTCGTGAACGTGTAGCACTGTTTGATTAGACGAGAACTACTCAAGGAGTGAGTTTTTTCCTAACCCAAGATGAAAACCAACATGAACGACACCCTCAAAGAAACCTCCATGGTCCAAGAACTGCTGGACCGACTGACGGAGAACCTGAACGGTTCCCGCATCGAAGTCGTTACCGACGTGGTGACCGGCAAGCCTCTTGTGGCCCTGGCCTTGGACAACACCTTGGACGCCCACACAACGGCTATGATGATCCGCTGCCTGACAGCGTTTGGCCGTCTGCCTGAAGGTGTGGAATGCAAGCCGTGCCCGACCACACCGGCACTGATTAACATCGACCATAACACGGCTGCTATCGATGTTAGGGCCGAAGCCAACAAGCACCTCTCCAAGCGTTTTGGCGGGGGCGGATTCTTCGGTGGTTGCAAGCAAGAAGACATGGGCTAAACCCATCAAAAACCCCTGAAATACGAGGATTCCAGGGATTCTTCATTAACGCAAATCAAGGAGTGATACCACCATGCGAGCACGAACTCTTGCCAACATATTGTTGACGTACCCCGACCGCGACATTCACATCATCGACCCCCACACCAATGAGGAATTACAACTCAAGGGTGTGACCCATGATCGGGATGGAGTCTACCTCTACAGCTATGCGGGCAGCGCTACGGCGGCGGTCATCAAGGCCATCAACCGCAGGCTGAAGTTACTGGTCCGGAAGTACTTCTAACGTTGCAATCAATTGCGCAGGAGTCCACCATGATCCACAAAGAAACAAGAGAAATAGTGCTTTGGTTTCTGCTGGTGTTCGCATGCATGTTACTGCTGGTGGAGAAAGCCACAGAACCAAACATAGACCAAGGCTTCATCCTCCTGGATGGGGTCAACAACTACTACGACGAAATCCGCCACACCAAGTGCGAAATCAAGGACAACGATTTCCACTGTACACCCATCAAACAGGAAGAGAAACATGATGGAAAGACGATATAAGGAGAAAACATGATTACCGATGATCACTCAATGTGGCTGCTGGTGACGCTAATTGTGGGCGTGATCTGCTTCATGGCGGGCCTAGTTTTAGGCTGGATATCAGGACACAACGATGGGATGAAGAGTGCTTTAGACATCATGCCACCAAGCTGGAAGGAGAAACAAAATGAGCAGAAATAAGCGGGAAGGATGGTATGGCGGCAAGTTGGCCAAAGGCACTACCGTAAATGGTAAGCCTGTCAAGTACCTTCGGGTAGCCAGATTCATGAGTTTGCGGGGCACCACTATTCCTAAAGTAACCCCAAAGAGCAAGTCCGGAGAACTACACAACTATGAAGTCCTTGAAAACTTCCCTATTGAAGTGACGGGACTGGAACTTATTCAGGAATTCATGGATGAAGTGCTGAACAGAAAAAGGAGCCGCCATGAGCAGGAACAAACGTGAAGGCTACTACGGCGGGCGGATGTCATTGCACTATGGGGTAGGCCAATACTTCATCACCAAGAAGTGGGAAAAGATCAAACACCTCAAGACAGTGCACTACCGCACAGACAAAGACGTGAGTCTGAGCAGGGAGTCGCGGAGGACCAAATGAACCGAAACCTCTTCAAAGAACTGACGGAAGGCTTCGATGCCCTAGCCAAACAAAGAGAAGTCCAAGAGTTGGCGGCGGCGATATATGAGGTAGCCAAACAACAAAGAACAGAAGGAATGGTAGGGAAGGCAGAGAGCCTAGAACTGGCTGGAGACATTCTGCAATCAATTGCGCAAACTCATCTGTCGGAAGCCAAGAATACACTATGAGATTACTAGTAGAAATATGCCTAGGACTGCTATTCCTTGGATTTATCATCAATCTGGTGGCGGACTACAGGAATAACCCCAAAGAGAAATGGTATGTGGTGGCGGCACTGTTGATGCTCCTAGGACTGATAGGCTTCGCGTCAGTGATGATATCCGAGATACTACACAAGTACACATAAGGAGAAAGAAATGAATATGAACTTGGCTGCACAGGACGTGGCACTACGTATCGTAGAGGCTGTCAGGAAAGATGGGGACCCTGCCTTTGCTCACTTGCTGGTGGAGTTCGACGCCGCCGTGTCTCAACCCAAGGAACAAGAAGAACTCGTCTACCAGTTCAAATCCAAACTCATGAATTCGTGGATAGAGTGTGGTGCTGACCTTCAAGAGCAAACACGCCGGAGGGGTAATGATCACCTATTCGACTTCCGCACCCTGCGTGTGTGCAAGGAGAATACAAATTCCTAACCTACTATCACGTCTCAACGGCTTATACTTCTATGCGTTCTCAGAAGGCAGCTATTCCGATTACCGTATCAACGGCCTGTATGTGTGTGACCACGAGGTGACGGAGACCGAATGGGATGCCCACTATGCCAACTATCAAGCCGAAGCCAAGAGGTTGGCCGACCTGATTCCCAAGTTGGACGACTCCTATGAGCTAAATGGCGTCAAGTACCATCACAAGGTGTGGGACAACACCTCTCCCGAGTACAAGCAACACCGAGACTTCGTAAGGAAGGTATCCCCAGAAAAGGAATTCATAGCCAAGCACGGCATGATCCACGTGGGGTATGAAGAATTCTTGCGGGACTGACTGTCGTTTCTACGCAATTGATTGCAAAAGGCATTTGACAAACCGTTCCAACCACATTACAGTGTGGATATAGAACTTCAAGGAGTGAAGAAAATGACCAAAGAAGAAGCAATCGAACTCATCAAGTTAGCTGACGCAGTGGCAAGTGCCAAGGAACAAGCTGGCATATCCTCAGTAACCTCACACTACGACTTTAGCCTGAACAAATGGTACGAAGTGGCCAAGCAACGTAGGGATAAATTCGTGCAAGCTGTCATGACCCAAATCAAGGAGTGAAGAAATGAACAAAGACTATGAATACAAGGTGATTAGCGCTTCTAACAGTGACCTACTGACTGACGAAGTAAATGACAGCCTCCAAGAAGGCTGGGAGTTGTATGGCTTCCCGTTTGGCAGTGGGGGTGGAGGCGGCGCACATTTCTGCCAAGCCGTGATTCGTCGCCGTCCTGATGGGAGGTTACATGACCGCTGAACAAGCAGTAACCCTCAAGATACTGGCCCAAGCGTGGGCGGTTGCTGCACATGACCTCGCACTGTCAGACCTTGCCAGCAACTTCCTGCGCCACCAACAAAAGCTGGAAGACACCAAGAAAGCCTTTTGCACGTATGTTGACTCACTGGTGGAGGAAGGGAATGCTGTTTGAACCTGACGACATCCAAGTCAGCACCTACATCACCAAACCCCAAGGGTGGCTGTCAAGACAGGACAATGGGGTGCGTATAGTTCACTTACCAACGGGCATTGAAGCCACTTGCAACAGCGAAAGAAGTCAATTCAGGAATAGGACGCTGGCCATGAGCAAGCTGATCGAAGCCTTAGAAAAACGTGAAAAGGAGAAAAATATGGCGAAGCCACACAAACACGCGGAATTCATCAAGGCATGGGCGGATGGCGTTGCAATTCAAGTCAGGACTGGCCCACTTTCATGGGATTACATAGGGGACAGTCCTTCGTGGTCCGAAAGCTGTGAATACAGAATTAGTCCTGAGAAGACTTACCCCGAAACCACCCTCACGGACCAAGAACTCACGTTACTATGGAACCAGTCAGGTGGAGTCACACAAAGCCTGCGGCGGGTGGTCAACGCCGGAATCAAACGTTACATTCAAGACCAGGAGAAAAACAATGGCGCGGCATAAACACGCAGAGTTGATCATCGCGTGGGCGGAAGGTGAACAAATTGAATACGAACAACGCCCCGGTGTGTGGACCCCTGTTGCGAAGTACCCTCTTTGGGAGGAGGACACCGCTTATAGAGTAAGGCCCAAACCCGTCACCAGCATGACTGATCAAGAATTGAGAAACATATACTATCATTCGGGTGGCAGTGACCATTTTGAGGTGTCCTTACGTTCGGTGGCGGACACGGCAATCCAACACTATGTAAAAGAACAGGAGAAAAACAATGCCGAAACACAAGCACGCTGATCTGATCATCGCCTGGGCCAATGGAGCTAAAATCCAAGTCTTCAGCCTGGGAGGATGGTCTGATGCCCTCACCCCTGCGTGGGACAGTGGTATGAAGTACCGCATCAAGCCAGAGAAGGAATACCCCAAAAGCACACTCACAGACGAGGAACTTGATCGTATGTGGGTGGCCGGTCTGACCAAGATGTCAGCACTGCGTCAGATTGCAGACACAGCAATCGAACGCTATCTGCAAGACCAAGAATTATCCGATGCTGCAAAAGCAGCAAACTAACCAAAGGAGAAACACATGGAACGCAAACAAGACGAGAAATTTGAAGACTACAAGCTGCGCCGCAGCATCGCCAATCAAGTGACGCGCAACATCAACTGGAAGACCAAGCACCAATACGGTGTGGCCAACGCGCGCACTCAATTGCGCAACGAGCAGAAGGACAACCCCAGCTACCACGGCGGCGTGTACGGATTGAACATCCTCGCCAAGTTCGCTCGTGACCGCATCGCTGATGGCGTTCTCCCCGCAAAACACCAGCAATACGTGGCGCGGCAAGTGGCCAAGAAAGCCTCCCGTAACCTCGTGCCGTTGAAGGAGGCAGCATGACCCTCCTTGACCGTGTTTTTGAATACATCGGCATCGTTTCCACTATCTTTTTCGTCCTGCTGCTGGTGGCGCTGGCGACTGGAAAGGCCAAAGTCAGCAAGAGCAACCCGGAGGACTGGAAAAAATGAACTACCTGACCACCAAGACGCTGGATAAGTCCACCGAAAACGCTGCCGGGTATGACCTCCGGGCGGCACATGCCATCATGATCCCACCGGGACAGTCTCGACTTGTCGGTACGGGAATCAAGGGGGCATTGCCATCGGGTAAGGCCATGCTGGTGCTATCCCGCTCTGGACTGGCACTCAAGAAGGGTGTATTTGTGTTGAACGCGCCGGGCCTCGTTGATCCCGATTACCGGGGTGAGGTGGGCGTTATCCTGATGAATATGGGTGAATATGCCTTTTACGTAGAAGAGGGAGACAAGATCGCCCAAGCCCTGTTCGTGGACTACCACGACCCTGAACAAGTGCTGGTGGCTGAAGAAGCCTTGGACAAGACGGCACGCGGGGAAGGCGGTTTTGGTAGCACGGGTGCAAAATGATATCGATCATCGAAGCCATGGAGTTGTACCGCAACGAACACAACCTAGTGCAAGAAGAAATGGCTAAGTTGATCGATGTCTCAGGTGGTCATTACAGTGATCTGGTACGCGGCAAAGGTGGCAAGAACATCAGCCTGCGTATTGCCGCCAACCTATACAAGCTGGGCATCCCTGCCGAAGTATTGCTGCAAGAAGTTCCAAAGACCAAACGAGGAAAAGGAGCAAAAACGTGAGCAACATGAATACTTATCTGAAAGGTGGCTTGGTGATGCCGCTGCAATCAATTGCGGGAACCAAGGAAGAAGACTTGACCGACTTGTCGTTGGGCATGTGTGACAAGATGCAACTCCTGATCGCGGAAGACGAGGCCAACAGCCTGTTCGACACCATGATGAGCATTAAAGACGACCAGGACACGGTGGTGCAACATTTGACCAAGCCACTGGTGAAGTTCGTGAACTCCAACGGTGAGTATCAAGCCATCGAATTCGTGTCAGGTACTCACAACGAGTTCCACCACACGATGACCGTCCGCCGCAACGACCCGGACTTTGAAGTGCTATGGTCCATCAAGTTCATGACGGTGGAAGCACTGCATTGACGGCGCAATTGATTGCAAGATGAGTTTGACAAACCACTGGAGCTAGTTTATACTAGCTCTTGTGTTATTCCAAGGAGTGGTCATGATCAACAAGCCGAAAAAGTTCAAGTTTCTGGAGAAAATCGATTCCGATGCCAAGATCAAGTTCTTGGACGAGCCTCCAGTACCACAGTGGATTTACGACCTGAGTGCAGAGAAGAAAAAGGCACTAAGTCCTGCACCCACATTATCCGACGATAATGTGTTCATGGATTTGTATGGCTCCAAGACGGGCCACATGACCAGTGGCGCGCACCCAAACCTCCAACAACTCCCCGAGAAGGGATATTCAGCCTACTTCAGCCCCCAATCGTGGGAAAAGCTCAATAAGATGCTGGAGGAGCAAGAAGAAAAGGACAAAGACCATTGGAAGGCAATTATTTACCCTCAGGACTACGACTTGTACAACGACCAGCTTTCCAAAGATCATCATGTGAGTATCTGGGTGAACGGCAAGGAGTGCTTTCTCACTCTTGTGCTGCAACCTCACGAGTTTGAGGGCAATACCTACAACCTTGGCCCCTTGATCTTCGACATCATCAAGGAAGTAGATGGCAAGCTGTTGACGGTTTTGAAAAAACAAATTCAGCAACTCGGTGTGAGCAAGGATGACGACAAATTCATGCGGCACGCACTGAACGCCTATATGCAGCACCTCATTAACGACAGCATTCACAAGATGGGGCTGGTGTTGGCCCGCCTGATCAATCTCCAGTCAATGGTGAAAGACAATGTTGTGACCCGGACGTACCAATTCCTTGACCTGAACACCCCCAAGCTGTGGGACGTGGAAATCCATATTCGTGGAAACGAAGAGAAGAGAATCACCTTTACATTCAACATTCATTAAGGAGAAGAAATGAAGTTACCTCGTGGATTCGCGGCAATGAGCCGCTTGCTGAACAGTGAACTTGCCTCCAAGGGTGGAAAGACAGCCCATGCATTGGGGCGGGCACACACATTCACCCCGGAAGAAGCACGTGCAGCCGCCAAGAAGTCGGTGGAAGCCCGCCGCGCCAACAAACTGAAGAACAAAGGGGCATGACATGGCACTGCCTGAAAGGTTTGTGGCTTCGTATTTGCCATTCTCCAAGGGAGCCAAAGTATTCGGCCAACCCATCGAAAGCCTTACCCATGACGAGTTGCTGGCCGTGATAGGAATGCAGCATAAGCAACTAGAGACTGAACGAGAACACCACATTTCTATGTCCAAAATGTTGACCTTGATAGGAGGAAAATAATGGGTGCCTGCCATACTTTCTACGACGAACTGCGCTTCGATGTGCGTGACCCGCACCTAACCCACGTGTACGTCTATATCCGGTGCCAAGGGGATTGCCCACACTTCATCCAAGGGTGGCACCACAAGGCATTCCCGAGCACGATGAGCACCAAGGAAATCTTCGACAACCTGTGGAGCGGGAACGACGACTCGGACCCCGTGATGTGGCCCCTGAAAGCGCCACCAAGCTATGAACGCAACAACACACTGGATGAGGTGGTGAAAGTGGTGGCGGACGACGCTGCCGCCCACGCTATCGAGACAGGCACGGCTGTGTCTCCCCTATGGGACATTGCTCGGAAGCTGGAAGGCATGAAGACTTAACCAACCCCAAGGAGTGGAACATGATAAGCCAAGCCGCAGAAGAACTATTGAACGACATCCACAACTTGGGGATGGAACGTGAAATCGAATGGAGCGCAATCCGTGGCGTGATGATCGATTTCACTGACGATCAACTGACGTGGTTGCGGAAGCAGTTGGAACTGATGATCCAACTGGCTGAACTGGAACTCAAGCTGCGCAATTGATTGCAAACCAACCTCAAGGAGTGAATCATGTTTGAAGCCTATAAGAACTATGTTGCAGAAAACAAACGCAAGCTGGCCGACAAAGACCCGGAGTATGTGAAGGCGTATTACATCGGCACGGCCATGTTTGCACTGGCATTCGCGCTGGCCATCTTGTGTGGGTTCATCCTGTTGCTCAAGGAATTCAGCCTCCACGGCATTGCTGCTGGCATTGGAGACTTCATCAACACGGTGGATTCTCACGCATTCCCACGCAATTGATTGCACAAACTCTTTGACAAACCCACTTAGTGTGCTATACTTCAGATGTGGGTTTGATTTTGAGTGTTTTCTTTCCAAGGAGTGGACGCCATGAAAAACTATGATCGTGAAGAAGCCCGGAAAGCTTATTTGGCACGTAAAGCATATTTTGCTGGGCTGCAACCGGCACTGGATAAGAACTTCAAGGAAGCAAAATCCGAAGAAGAGTTGTTGGCGGCTGATGGAAAGGCCATCAAACAGTATATTTCCAAGAACCACGCTTAATTTTCAATCTCAAGGAGTGGATGCCATGAAACTGGCCGATCTGATGAAGAGTTTCGACGAGCGCGCCGACAAGATGCCCAAGGGCCGGTTCTGGCTGACCGAGAAACAATTCAACTTTGCCAAAGACTTGGCCAATCAAGAACGAATCAGCATCGAGCAGTTCCACAATTTTCGTACTTGGGCCGTGGGCAAGAATGCCGAGTACTGGAGCAGCAAGCACTTTGCCCACGGTGACGGTCGTAACACTTTGTTGCCCGGTCGGTGGGCTGAAGAAATGAAGAAGACTAACTAATCTCAAGGAGTGAGAACATGACCTTTCTTTTCGACATCTATCTTTTTGGTTCTTACTACGGTTATGAGTGGGGCACGTGCGGAGCGGACGCAATCCGCCGTTTGGCCGGTGATGACGCTGAAGGGTTCACTGCAATTGAGTGCGCGGGAGGTGCGTGATGGAACTCTCTTTCCGTGAAATGACCAAGGATGACATCCCAGCACCCGGTGACCGTTGGGTGGAAGTCACCCAAGGACTGTCAGGCTGGTTCGCCGTCATCATGTGGATGAGCAACGAGCGGATTGACCTAGGGCCGTTCCCCGAACCATTTGACACCGGACCCGGACGCTATGCAACCCGCACGGAAGCAGTGTGGGAAGCCCTGACGTTGGCGGAAATCGAAGGTTTGCCTTATCGACTACCAAAGGAGGGTGTATGAGAGGGAGCCTGCAATGGTTCATGAATCAAGGGGCGTTGGAAGCATTGGAAGAGGCGGCAGGCATTTGCGATAAGCCTTCTAATGAATACCTGACGCACGAAGAACTGGCGCAAGCTATCCGCGCCCTGAAGGACAAATACATGGAAAAAGATGATGACACGACTCGTTTTTAGTGGGCTAGAACCACCAACCTACCCGGAAGACGTGCGGGAAATTGTATTGGCATTCAAGTACCAAGGATACGAACTCAGTGAGGCGGACGCCGAACGGGCATGGCTGGCCCACAGCGAATCCTATTGTGCCGGGTGGTTATGTCTGCCCAAGTATGGCCGAGAAATCGTCACAACCCTGTTGCCCTATCTCAAGGAGGAATCATGACCAAAGAAGAAATGCGTACCCTGTGGAAAATGTACATGGAAACTGACTTCCTGAAGTTCGACCGTGCTGATTCGGACATCAAACGGCCCGACCTCCGGGCCTTCCTTCTGCTGAATTTCCTTGTGCCGGGGGACACAGACATCGTGGGGTGGTCCCGCCATGAAGAAATCACACTGAGCATTGCACCGGATGATCTGGCAAAGGTGGTTTCCGAAGCGGACATCATGCTTTTGGTACAGTGCGGGGTGCGCTACAACCACGAAGACGATTGCTTTGAAATGTTCACATGAGCAAATCAAAATACATCTGTGCCCGGTGCGGCAACCCTGTGGGGCTGTGGCACTACGGGTGGAAACATCAAGCGGGTGGCAAAAGCCAACCCTCCTGCAAACAACCTGTGCCCATGCTGCGGGATGAATACGAGCAACGGGAACTGAAGGCGTTAGACACCGCTTTAAGGAGTAAGTGATGAATGAAGGCACCGAATACGTGACGTTGGAAAGCGCACTGGCGGCAATCTCTTATATGGTTCAGTTTCTCAAAACGGAGGGAGACACCGATTATTGTGGAGAAGCCGAAGCCCTTTTGGTGAAACGCACCTTCAAGACGGTGGGCCGCGCCCAAGAACTCAAGGGCACTGCGGGAGCATTCACCCAAGCCGTGTTTGAAGGCAAGGACGTGAAGGAAAACGACTGGCTGTGTGTGGAAGTGAAGCAACAGTAGTTTGACAAACCACAAAAACTGGCTTAAAGTGGACTTTTATTGCAAAGGAGTGCACCATGTTCCCAAATGTAACCCTGATGGATGGAGTAGCGGCCAGTGACCTCTACCCAAGCACATTCTCTATCCCAAGCGACGAAGAGAAATCCGCTGTGAAGCCGGGCGATTTCGTGAAGATCGGTTTCCTGCACCCGCGCCATCCCGGCGAACGTATGTGGGTGAAAGTGACTGAACCGGGCAAGGGTACACTGGGCAACACTCCGGTGGTCTTCATAGGATTGCTGAAGTATGGGGAAGAAATCCTCTATGAACCCAAACACATCCTCGACATCCTGACCCCGGAAGACTTCAAATGAACCTTGAACTGATCAAAGAGGCGTTGGAAATTGCCCTTGATCTTGCCGTGGCGGAAGCCGACCACGTTCACACGGTCTACAAGGGGTATAAGCCCCACAAGCATGAAGCGGTGGACAAGGACTTGCAAACCATCAAGGACGCCCTGAAGGAGTTGGAATGAATTGCATGTACTGTGGATTTACGTCGATGGGGTCGGAAATGTATGTGGTGAAGGCCACCAGCAAGCCACGAGGAACACCAAACCGATGGGACCGCATTGGATACTGCTGCGAACCCTGTCATGAGGTGGCGGGCAAGCCTATCGAATACGAAAATGTTCCAGGACCAAGGAGTGGGAATGAGACTACACAATCTGAAGGTGGGTGAAACCTATTACGCCGTCACCGACCGCCGCATCGAAAAGGGCGTGAACACCAAGGAAGTGCATGAGGTGAGGGTGCTGGAGCGCCACCCCACCTTGCCTGCCGTACTGGCTCAATGGCCGGGCCGGACAGACCGATGGTACTTTGAAGGTGTGTTTGGTCACTGGAGGAGGACGAGACCCATACTTGTTCCCAAGTGTGAAAGGACGATGCGCTGCGCCACCAGACAAGAAATCAGACAAATGAAAGGACTGACATGACCCGTTACACAGTAACGAATTCAGAATTCGATGATGGAGCCTACATCTTGAATAAAGATGGCAAGCGTATTGCGGACATTCTGTTCTATGACGACGCCAAGGAAATCCTTGCCGCCCTCAAATCTGCGCAATCAATTGCACAAGCCGCGCCCGAAGCACCCAGCCGGGAAGCTGCGCCGTCCAAAGGTGAATTGCTCACCCAAGAACAGCGCGATGCAATCATGAGCGCGGTACGTAAAGCATGGCCTGCCGGATTCAAGGACACACCGTACAAGGCGATGGACAAACTCGTGTGGAACGTTGAGCAGGCATGCGTTGCAGCCCTCGCCCAGCAGGGCGCATCCCATGCATCGAATGCTGGCAAGGATACCGGGCGAGATGCGGCACGCTATCGCTGGCTGCGCGAGAAGAGGGATATCCCGGCCGGTGCTCGGAACATACCATGGGCCGTTGCGTTAGACCCGAACGAGCGGATTCATACGATGGTGCTTCGGGCTGGTATTGACTTGGATCACGCCATCGACGCAGCTATCGCCGCAAGCACTGAACAGGAGAAGAAGAATGCCGATTAACGCTAACTTGGTTTGCTGGCACTGCGGCAAAGAGCATCCAGTACTACTACCGCATCCACCGCAATTTGCATTTGAGCTTGCCGGATGGGCCAGTGATGCGGGCCTGTTTGGAGCACTAGACATGTATCGGGGGCGCGCACTCGTATTCTGCAATGAGGAGCACGCGAACGCCGAGAAAACGAAAGTCGGACATTACCGAGCACGCCCGAAAGGCCCACAGAAAGGACCGCAATGAGCACTGAGCTGAACATGGACGCAGAGCGCGCGGCGGCGGAACTCGCGGCCTGCCCGTTTTGCGGGGGCGCGGCCGAGATTCGCAAAACGCCGAATATGTGGATGGTCGAGTGCAACAACGCCGAATGCGGCTCTAACCCCGATGCGCTCGCCGTGTTCAAGCACGATGTCATCGCCGCATGGAACCGCCGTACCGCTCCTGTCTCCGCCCCTATCGTGGAAGAACTGCCGCCAGAGGAAGAAATCTCCTATGAAGTGGTACAGGACTACGAGGGGATTGCGTGGGCAAGTGGCAAGAACGCCCTGCAACAAATCATGCACTACGCGGCGCAGTACGTACAAGATGGCCCCGTGGAAATTGTTGAAGTGCGCCGCAAGGTGATTAACCGTTTGGAGAAAGCATGACTTTTGACGAATTCATAGCGGAGGCTGAGCGGTTGAATCTTACTGTGAATGACCTCGTGCCCGGTGTGCTGAAAAAATTGGATGAAATGGAAAAGGAAGGTGTGATCCGCAAGCACGAAGATGGCGGGCACGAATACGTCAACAAGGAGGAAACATGACTTTGGACAATTGGAAGGCTGAAGTGGCCCGCATCTTCATTGGGTATGACTTCACTGCGGAACAAGCCACTGAAATAGCGGAGTCCGTGGTTGATGCCGGAGGCTACGAAGATGGCTTGACCCCGCAAGAAGCGGTGGATGAAGAATTAAGCTATTGGGGAGACTGACTCCATGAACCTACTGGCGAAGAACAAATGGGACAGCACCTCCGTGGAAGCCGAGTTCCACAAGCGTCTTGGCTTCCTGTCCAAAAAACATCAAGGGTTGGTGATGCACCACTTTCGAGAAGTGCTGCGCAATCAATTGCGTGATCCTTCCTTGAAGGAAATTGTGGCTGACCTGTCGGAGCGGGCTGGTATTCCCCTTGCCGACCACGCCCTGTCTGTGCTGGACCAGCCGATTGAAGGCTACGAAAAACCACACTCGGATAAATCCAGCTACTAAGCTCTTTGACGAACTCGATTATTGTGTTATACTGTTCTTGTGGTGATCGAGTTCTCAAGGAGTGAGTCATGAAAACCGCCGTCAAGAAGGCAGTGAGTCCCCGTGGTGTGATGTTTGCCGTCGTGGTGGAGAAGAACACCTATGGCGTGTGGAAACTCGACAACAAGGCTTGGAAGCCGGTGGCCCCAAAGCTGAATCGGGTGGAAGCCTTCAGCATTTTCAACAACAAAGTGGGGGGTGTGATATGACCGTACAAGAATTCGATGATTTCGTCGCCAAGCTGTGGGCTCACGATTGGTACTACATGATGTCGGACGACATTACCGCCCGCAAGGCTGGCAGTGATGCCCGGCTGGCCCTGACCAAACAAATCAGGGGGAATCCGATTCTGCTGGAAGCCTTCCGTGCCGTGTCCTACACCTACCCCATGCCCCACTCATCGATCACTATGTCGGTGGGGGCTGCAAAAGCCCGGCTGGCTGAACTGCGTGCAGAACTTACCGAAGGAGAGACAGCATGATGACAACCCGCGAAGCTGTACAAGATTTAGGAGTTCAAGTCAGAGCAGCACAAATCGTGATCGCCAATGGCCCTATTGCCGTCGCAACTGATGCGGAAGCGCAACAGGTTGTCGATTACGCCAAGGGATTTGTGGAGGGTGT